CGGGTTGTCATCAAACTCGCTCATCGACATGTCATTGACGACATGTGTCACCACTCCGAATATCTCAAATCCTGTTTCTTCATCAGCAAACGTCACATCATCATAATTTTCCAACTTTGCCAAACAAGGCACCGGCATAGTCAGCAATCGACGCAAGACGAACTGGCCACACAGCGCGGCAACAACGACGCTTCCATGGACCGGTCGTTTCGAGCTATCGATCACAAGTAGCGCATCTTTGAGCACACCGGCGCTAGGGCAGTAGTCTGGGCACTTCATGAAGTATGTTGCGTGTGGTGTTTTAATGAATAGCTCGTCCAGACTAATTGGTTTGTCTGTGTAGTCCGCTGCCGGAGATGGGAAGCCCATATGTCACCTCAAAATACACTGTTTATTCATACAGTATATTTATAGCGTAGGCCGTTGTGAAGAGAGTAGACGAAGGAATGTTGGAAGATTCTGATTAGGAAGGGAATAAAGATGCAGCACACAAAACGAACTCTGCACCCGATGGTGCCCTCATAAGTGAGGGTACCATGCGATCAATAGCTGATCAGAAGCTTCTCAAATGCTAAACTCAGCCATCACTTAAAATTACTCTTATTGACAAATGCTTAAGCTCTTTTCCAGATACATATCTGTTGGTGTTGTAAACACGGCCATTCATTGGATGGTTTTTGCCATAATTTTCTATGGCGTTAAGGATGATCAAGCCCTCAGCAACTTTGCCGCGTTCTGTGTTGCTGTAACCTTCTCTTTCTTTGCAAACGCCAGATTCACATTCAAGGCTCAAACTACGACCATGCGATATATGCTTTATATCGGGTTCATGGGGGCGCTAAGCGTCGCTACAGGATGGGCATCTGAAGCATGTGGTTTCCCCCCAATATTTACACTGATTGCCTTCTCAGCTATCAGCCTTGTGTGTGGATTCTTCTATTCTAAATTCATAGTTTTCCGGAGTGAAAAACAGTGAAAATATCGTTGGTTGTTCCTGTCTTCAATGAAGAGGACACGATACCTATTTTTTATAAAGCAGTTCGTGAATATGAACCTCTAAATGAATATGAAGTTGAAATTGTATTCATCAATGACGGTAGCAAAGACTCGACTGAAAATATTATTAATGCGCTAGCTATTTCAGATGAATTAGTTAAACCATTAAGCTTCACACGTAATTTCGGCAAAGAGCCCGCTCTATTCGCTGGGCTTGACCATGCAACTGGTGATGCTGTAATCCCCATCGATGTTGACCTACAAGACCCGATTGATGTCATACCTCATCTAATAGAAAAATGGAAAGCTGGTTCTGACATGGTGCTGGCCAAACGCACCGACCGATCAACTGACGGACACTTAAAACGCAAGTCCGCTGAAATGTTCTATAAGCTACACAACAAAATCAGCACACCTAAAATTGAAGAGAACGTGGGTGATTTCCGCTTAATGTCGCGTGAGGTTGTTGAAAATATAAAAAAACTTCCAGAACGTAACCTCTTTATGAAAGGCATATTGTCGTGGGTTGGCGGTAAAACTGAGGTTGTTGAATATTCTCGAGCCGAACGCTGTGCTGGTGAATCTAAGTTCAACGGCTGGAAGCTTTGGAATCTTGCTCTCGAGGGCATTACCAGCTTCTCAACCTTCCCTCTCCGTATGTGGACATACATTGGCCTTGGTGTTTCTGCATTCGCATTCATCTATGCTGCGTGGATGATTATTGACAAGATCATCTGGGGAAACCCCGTTCCGGGATATCCATCGTTAATGACCGCAATATTATTCCTAGGTGGAGTTCAACTAATTGGCATCGGCGTGCTTGGTGAGTACATCGGCAGAATTTATGTTGAAGTGAAGAATAGACCTCGTTACGTACTGAAGGAAAAGAAATGATTAATCAGCTAAAGAAAGATAAAATAACATTACTTGTATCTATATGCATTTCCTTCATATACATAATCCCATTTATAGTTAATAACAATTATGTAGTTGATGATTGGCTAAGGGCTGATACAGGGGTTACTGCATGGGAAGGTAACGGAAGGCCATTATCTTCTATAATAATGTCTTCTATTACCATGTTTGGAGGGGGGGTGAAGTTATTTGGTGATGGGGCGCTTTATGACATATTTCCGTTTACTATTATAGCATGCTCTTTCATAATGATTTTTTGTGGATATATAATTTGTAATGAGTTGAATGTAAAATCTGAACTCATGAAGATTCTTTGCATAATATCGCCACTAACAACCACATTTTTTATAGGTAATTTATACTTCCGCTTTGACTCCCTGATTATGTCTCTTGCTTGCCTTGGTGCCATTTACCAATCAAGATTGAGTTCGAGCTCATCGCTAACACATTGGATTATTTCTATTTTCGTCGGGTTTATATCTATATCCATATACCAAGCATCAATACCATTTCTTTTGACGTATCATCTGATTTCTTGCTATGGAATACATGAAAAAGGAGGTTTTAGAAGAATCTATATTGTAACAATGAAGATGCTAGCGTCTCTAATTTCTTCTTTTATTTTGTATAAGGTAATGATACATGCATTTTTTAGTGATTCAGCTTACACATCTTCATATACAAAAATTCATTCAGAAATCATACCAATAAACATTGATGGCATTCATATTTTTTATGAAAACTTTATATCATTTTTATCATTGATTTATAAGTCTAGCTCAGTGCTTTTTATTTATATCACTTGTATTATTTTAGTAATTAGTATTTCCTTTGCTATTTTATTAAAGCAAAGGAAGGCATTACCTATATTTGTATTAATCCCATTAGTTATTTTAACTAGTTTCGCCCCTTATTTATTATTAAAATCACCAATAGTTGAACCAAGGGTGCTGATCTCTTTTGGGTTGGTTTTTTGTTTAATAGCAAAGTCAATCGATTTACTTGGTAAAAACAAAGTAGTTTCTTGTGTTTTATTCTTATATCTTTCAATTCTAAATTTTAGTCAGGCCTATGGTGTGTCAAATGCTTTCAACACCTATCAAAGAATAGATAGAGTAACGGCTCAATATATTTCTGATAAATTGATTGATAAAGGGTATAAAACAGGTGATAAAATAGTAATTAATGGATTCCCATCATACCCTGATTCTGTGAAAAGGATATACTCAACAATTCCAGTTTCAAAATATCTTGTCGGCTCTTCATTTGCTAACTACAGATTTAAATACAGTTTAATGAAGCAGTATGGAATTTCTTCACCACTTCCGCTAACAGATAAGTTCTCTGGGAAAGGAATTATTGTTATCGACAACAATCTTATAAAACTTATAAAGTTTGATGATGGATATCAAATAAATATAAAAAGAATGTAAAAAATAGCGCCCCTTTGGGCGCTTTGTTTTACAATACGCTATCGTACTGGATTAAAGGCTTAAGGTTTATTGCTACATCAGATTTCCCAGTTACTGCAGGAATCGTGATTCCACTTGCTCCTATTGCTATATTTGCCAGTACTCCTGTTGTTGCTGAACGAACCACCTCCGTTGATACACTGTTTGTACCTGTATTAGCTAACTGCACTTGTCTTGCTCCGAATGCATCTCCTGATCCAGAAATTGTTGCTTGCCACACACCACGGAATAATGCAGCAGGAATAGAAATAGCTCCTGAACCAGCAGGAATTGTAACTCTTGCGTTATCGTAAAATATAACATCTGAAGCTGTCATCGTATTCCTTTCTGATATGCTTATGGCTTGGTTTCCTGAAAAAGATATGTAAGTTCTACTATCAATAACAAATGACGAAAGCAACCCAGACTGATTTAATGAGTTTAAATCAACAGTATTTCCATGTGCAATTATAGACTTTGGAATTCCTCCAAACTTAAACCCTATGGTTCTATAATTAAGGTTTAAAGTATTAAATTGCTTTATACTGTTAAATGCAATTTTTACACTTTGCCCCCTGTAAACAGTAGAGTATGATGCTCCAGAGTTAACTGACAAACCTTCTGTCTTATTTGAAGAGCTTTTACACTTCAATACTATGGTGTTGTGACTAATGTCAATATCATTAAATACAACGTAATTCTCGTCTCCAGCTCCGGTACTTATTGATACTCCATCAAAAGATTTAAGTTCACAATAATTATTAGTTATTTTAACAAAAGGGTGTGGGTAGGTAGGTTGTGTAGCTTCACCTCCGCCACCTACATCTATATTTCGAGTATACTTGCTTCCAGCCAATGGACCTGTAGATGTGCTATCTGGAATATCTCTAGATCTGCAATAATTATTAGCAATGGTAATATTATACGGCTCATAATTTGGAGACCAACCAGATCCACATTTGGCATATATTCCAACTACTCCGTGCTCAAGACAAAAGTTATCCGTAATAATCAACTGACCGCCACCATGAAAATCGATGCATTTTCTACGGCAGTTTGTTATAAAATTACGACTAACGGTTACGTTACGAATCCTTCTATTTCGTCCATGACCAATACCATACCCTGGATCAAATGAAGCGTTCAAAATGTCATCACCGTTTGGGTGTCCAATATTACTAATTATGTTATCAAAGTAACCCATTTTGTAACCACATAGAACACCTATACCGTTTGAGTAACAGCTAGTTATTGTGCATTTTGAAACCACAACCCCTTCCGGAACATCACTTTCAACAGGATAGTCAGCTAAGTCTGGTGAGGCAATGTTTCTTATTCCAATCCCAATCCCTGCATAGTTAAAACCGTATATTTTGCATTCTTCAATAAATATAGATTTGCACCCCCTTTGAACCTTGATACCGCATGCCCAACTCCCAATATATCCGCCTAAGAAATCACCCCAATTACTCTGATAGTTTTCTGTTGGGTTCCATTCATTATCATATGATGGAAATTTCCCTGACACCCAATTAAATGCCCCTGTGTTATAACTTGAGGTATCAACTGAGTTATTTGGTCCCAACACATTAACTCCACCGGCTGTATTGTAGCCAAATCGAGATTCTCCTTTCTCTGCATAGCCAGAACCTGTATCAATAGCAGGAAACTTATTTGGACCTTCAATCTCCAATGTAACAGTCATGTTTTGACAGTTGATAAGTGATAGTGCGTCCATACCATGAACTTTAACAATCAATTTACCATTATAGATTTTAACGTTTCTCTTTCCAACCAAGGCTAGGCATGGACAAAAGTTGTAGCCATTATTAGCAAAATCAGGCTCTGTTGGGTATGTCGTTGCAAGCGCTGGGTTTTTACTTACTAGGTAAGTTTTACCATATAGATCAATATCACCATCAACCCCGTCGATGTATGCCTGAAGCGCAAGCGTGTCGTCTGTTACCCCATCGCCCTTAGCTCCAAAGTCAAATGGGGTTTTCAGCTCATCAAGCTTATCTGCAACCGTTACATCGCCATAGCCTATTAAATTAGCACCATCATTCTGTGACAGTTGAGTCCTCAGACCTTCATCGCTTATACCTATCCAAGCACCAGCGCCTTCACCGCCAGTACTGCCAGGAGTGGAGTTTTCTGGAATAGTTTTTGGGAACTCCCCTGTCCAATAGAACCAAGAGTAAGAGCTTTCATCAAATATGAAATCTTTACTGGAATAAAGGACGCCCCCCAATGAAAATTTCAATCCCCCTGATATTTTGTTTGATACATCATTCGCAACATCTTCAATCGTTTGATCACCAAAACCAACCAAGGAGGCTCCATTCGGTTTGGCTAACTGGATAAGAACATCTTCTGCCGAACCACCCGCTGGAACGCTAGCAACTGCATTGCCATTTGAATCAAATGTTAACACCTTGTTTGCGCGACCTTCCACATTAGGAAGAGGCGGTAGATCTGTATCGGATACCCTCAACGTCTTACTAACTGCTGCTGCAGCTATCTCTGCGCTGCTTGCTGCCGCTTGCTGACTTTGCTCTGCAGAGACTTTTGCTTCACTCGCAATTAACTCGCTGGACATAGCCTCATCAGCTGACCTCTTCGCATCAATCGAGTTTTGAGATGATGAGTTAGCGTAGCTAAATGCATCCATTGCTGAACTGGCTGCAGACTCAGAAGACAACGCTGCGATTTCAGAATATTCTTTAGCAAGGTTGGTATATTCAGGGGCTTTCCTAGCCTCATCTGTATACATTTTGCATTGTGAAGCGGCAACCTCTGCTATAGACGCATATTTTTTTGCTTCTCTAGTGTCTGAAATTGACATTTTTAATCCTTAATATTTTATACATGCTAGAAATGCGATATTTCTAGGTCTGTTTTCATTTCCACCGGTGCTGCCACTCTGGAATGAATAACCAGAACCAGATTTCAACACATCATTCACTGAAGAAGATGTCGTATCTCCATTGCGCCTAATAGATACTTCATGGGTATGTGCTTTTAATTGATCTGACTGCTTACTTCCAAATAACCTTCCACTATCAACTCCACTATCTCCTCCAAAATATCTAGGAAACTCTCCTCGAGGATCTGGTAAATTAAAAGTATTAACTCCATCACCAGCCCCATACAGTGTCCCTATTCTGGAGAATAGACGAGCATATGTAATTCTACTAACTTCTGAGCCATTAGCGACTAGCCATCCTGTAGGTGCTGAATTCATTGAAAATGTCGCAATCATACCAACCATATCGTTGTTAGGATTATATGTCTCATCACTGATATTGATACCATCACAGAATAATCGAGAAACAATTCCTGGTGGAACAATTACTCCACTTCCTGATACTGTTGTGCATGTTACATTAAAATTACCAGTACAATTATTTGCAACAACCCAAGACTTAATCCATGATGGGAATACGATATTTATGTTTGATGTTAATACACCATTCAACACTATTCTATCTTTGGCGGCCTGAATGGAACTTAAATTGATACTTGTTCCTGATAGCCCACTTACAGTTGTTATTCCATAGTTATTTATAGGAACCCATCCGGTTGAAGAACCATTCAAAGATTCAGGTGAATTTGCATTAGATTCATTTAGGTTAAGCCACTGTCCAGTATAAATAGAGTTTGGTAAAACCGCTCCTTTTGGATAACCACCAATAGTTGCAGCAAAGCTCTGATTATATGGGTATGTCATCCCTGCATTGTACCACTGCTGCTGCAAGGTCACTGAATACAGGACTCCATTAACATCCTTCCCTGATGGTGGTATGCCTCCAGCACTCAAAGGAAGCATGGTTACTGGAGGAAACCCCTTATCAAAAGTTGCAGTCCCATTGCTATCCGTTGATGAGCTTGAGTCCGTTGGTATTGTATTTTTTTCGCCGTTAACACTAAAAGCTTTCGTTATACGCGGTGGGAGGTTTGATGAATTCATTATTTACACCTGTTGTATAATATTCACCGTCACCCCGACAGGTGATGGCAAGGCACCAGAGCTCTGCACAATGGCTAGTTCTGCATCTGACAACTTAAACTCGAATACATAGCTCATAACCATTTCGCCATCGTTCCTCACATAACATCTTCCACTTTCTCCAAACATATACATGAGAAGCTTATTCATGTTTTGAATAGTGCAATCAGATATGTTTGCGGCCGCTTTCATCATTATTAGCTTTCTGTAAATGTCATTGCTTAATGTGACTGTTGATGTGAGTGCATTTCCGCTATAAAAAGGAGCTTGATTGAAAGGTTGAGGATCATCAATCACCGGAGGTGTTGTTGTTGCCTCGTTAAATCCAAAATAAATTTTATTTTCAGTTACTGTAAGCAATCGACTGACTACAACAATCTTTCCCCATACATCTAGACCATATGTACCAGCCGTTTCGATATTCCAAATCATGTCGTAGAAATCATTAATGAATCCATCAATACCAACGGCTTCATTAAATGAGTAGATCATCGATTTTAATTTTTTACTATCTGCATATTGGGTAAGAATGGTATCGGCAACATTGATCATGTGAGAGTCACCGTTATATTTGAAGCGTCTAGTGTTGGCACTTCATCAATGCCGAATGATAGCGACGTTGAGAATGTCGTCCCATCTCTGCTTAATGTTATGCCATAGATATCGACGTTTTCTGGATCAATGGCCGTCACGCCAGCATAATAACGACCCGCGTATATTGTTGAGCCAATCCTCGCTCTGGTTCCACCGTCCTCGCCATTAAATGCTGCAAGGACGGCGGACTGAACTCTCACAGAGATATCACTCGGCATGAAGTTGTTATCAGCAAGCTCAATCTTCACATGGACATTCACCGGTGTAGGTGTTTGCCATTTAATTTCATAGTCTGGGTAGGGTTGAACATAGTTAACGTCGTCATAAACCGTATACGACGTATTACCCATCATGGATGGACCCGGATTCAGCTTCTTAAATATTGCGTTGGCAATGTCATGCTGGTCTCCGCCATAGACGCACACATACAGCGAGTGCGCATCCAATGTGAAGTTCGTGACCCCTTTAGTTACTACTGTACCGGTATTGTTCTGAGTAACGTATGCGTCAGTTACGCCAGAAACTGCCAACACATTGGCATAAATGGCACCCAACTGATTGTTGGCATTTCCGGCTACCGACTGTTTTCTGCGGTATTCGAAATTTGCTCGGCTCTCTACTTCGTTTCCCGGCACACCAGCCGTCGCGTTCGTAATTCCTGACCAACCGGATATCGCTCTATATATCGTGTTTAGCGCGCCGATCTGACATGCTATCGGTCCAGTGGCTTGATTCTGGAATACAATATTCACTGATCCTGATGATGGGATTGTCGCGTCAGCAAGTGAGTAATAAAGATATCCGCTAGCATCCTGAGCAATACTGCCTGCGGGGATTACTGTACCAACCAGACCGGTACATGTGGCGGTAACCGTAGTGCCTAGTGCAGGGATGCGATCGATGAAGTAAATCTGACCTATAGCATCCTGCATGCGACCTTCAGCAAAGTCCGGATTAATCTGGTTAACCAGCCATGCAAGATTGTCGTTATTGTCGCCGATGATAGCCGTGTCGCTCATAGCGATTTGGCCCTGCGGCGTGGTAAGGCTCTTGCTCATCCCGCCGCCCATAGCGGTATCAAGGTCAGTTAAACGCCCATTGAGAATGTCTATCTCATCAGGAACGGCGATGCCGGTATCGGAAAACGTGACGGAGGGGACGGCTGTGCTAACTGTTACTTCAGCCATTTGTTACCTCAGAATTGGATTGTTGTCTGAATGTTGTTTTGGTCGGTTATGGTCATGACGCCTGATGCACGACGATCTGCTTTGCCAACCGTGGTAGTGCAGAATGCAGACTGGACGTATGGGAGCTTTTTGGCCTCAGTAGCCATCTTGGTATTGATTAGCTGTGTGCCGGGCCAGTGACCGAGGATGCGCTCGTAATACGGGATACCCAGAGTGGTGTCGTACCATGCCTCGCCAAGAAAGGTTGAGCATGCGCAGGCTACGTCCTGAGCCACTGCGTAGGGATTTGAGGTGATAGCGATGTTTCCGGTGTCGTCCAGTGAGATATCCCACTTTTCAGTCACCAACTGGAATGATTTGGTAAGCATGTAAACTCCGGGCAATAAAAAACCCGCCGGAGCGGGTTATGAAGGTAATGGTGCGTCTGATATTTCGTTGCCTCTCTCCACTCCTGGAGTCAGGTGATGCATCAGAGATACGCCTCCTCCCTCTACATCCCCAGTTGCAGTAATTGATCCACCGAACGTTGCATCCCCTGCATAACTTCCTGCCCCCTGAGTAAGCTGTCCATTAGCCTCAATGATTGGAGAGTTGAGCGATATTTTGGCATCAGCATTAATCTCCACAGTATTCCCGTTCACCTGGACAACCAATGGCGATACGATATCTATGCCGTCATTGGAGAACTTCACATACTGGCTTGGCTCGGCATTCAACACACCGCCGAGGTAAATGGCATCAGAGTAACTGTGCGTCCTGTTTGAACCGGGAAGCGCGGCTTCTTTTGTTGCTTTTACTGCGGTGATATCTCGGTCACAGATTGCGATCAGACCAATATCACCTACGACTGGAGGCATGATTACGGCGCTTGCCCCACGCTGTAGGCGCCACACAGGGACGCCGCTTACCACGCCAGAAGGAATGCGCTCTCCTCCGCCGGTGAAACCTTCGACCATTGGCTTAACTGATACCACCTCTCCGCTACCATTGACGGAAGTCACCAGCGCGATAGTAATGAACGCCTTGCCCATGAGGAACTGATGCATCAGGAACTGCTGCGCGTTTGCTTCTGACGATGTGTCCTGCGGGCGGTTAGTGAATAGATTCATCATTGCCTCACAGTAAGCTGACCAATAGACGCCCAGATGATAGTTGACCAAGGGCCACCCTCAGTCCATGTCGATAGGTGGTGGACTGCTGTCTGAACAGTGTAAACACCACTCCCATTTGGTAATGACGTTTCCAGTTGAATCTTGCGCCCTCTCAATATCAGATCGCTGTACTGGCACTGTAAGTTAATGCCGTAGTTGCTGAACACGGGGTATCCGATGAGGCCGTGCTGCGGAGAAATAAGCGGTATAGTGTCGTCAATACTTCCTCCCTGTGGCCAGATGTAAATAGCGCCAAGCCGGAAGTCTATTTCTATACCTGCAGCATGGGCGCACTGTTGAATTTGGGCGATCGGGTTTCCTTCAAAGTACGGATTTTCAAGCTTCGCCAGCACACCATTGTTAACGACGGTATAGCCGATGCTTGAGGCTATCGTGGTGATGATTTCATTGACGCTGGCAACCCCCTCTTTTGAGAATGGCGCGGCGGTAATCGACTGGTCAAATCCGGTTGAGAACGCGCTGATAATCAAAGGGGCATCCGGCATCTGGTTCAGATCCGCGAAACAGTTCGTTATCGACCCGAAGAACACCGGACGGTCATCGGCCCATACCTTCATCATGTTCTGCTTGGCACCATTCAACTGGATGCCCTTGTAACTTAGCAGAGCCATGTTATTGATACTCAGACCATACACGCGAGCTTCAAGAGTGGTTCCGGTTATCCCGCCGTACGCCCCAATCTCAATTTCGGCTTTGATGTTGTCTATGGTGAGGATGTTGTTGCCAGATTCGTCAAACGCACCGTCTTTTAACGTGAACTCAAATTTTAGCGTTCTCTTTTTGTACGTCATGTCGCCATCTCTTCGGCTGTGGCGTAGAAGAGCTTGAATCGCGTTCCTAGCTCATCGTAAACCGGGTCAAAGCTTCCTTTCGTGTCAGCAAAGAAAAGCTCACCACTGAACTTCAGGTAGGGGTATCGGACAATCTTGTTGCAGTTCAGGCAGAGAACGCCCTGCGCTATCCAGAGATTATCCACGCCAATGTCCATAAACAGTCCTGTGGAACGCTGCACGATACGCAGCGTCACTGACTGCCCAGCGAGGTTTACGTTCACTTCCTGCGCCTTTAAAGGTTTGAGGGATATGTTCTGCATCAGGATAACCCCGCAACCAGTTCATCGACCGTCGTAGCTAGGTTGTTTATTGCAGATGTAGCAGCTCCATTAATGGCGCTCGTAGCGCCTGATGTCGCATTACTCACTGCGTTACTAACCGACGTAGCCACTGTCGTTGCTGCGCTTGATACCGACTCTTTCAGGCCAGTTAGCGCCCCCTTCACATCCTCAAGCGTGGAGTTGGTCGCGGTTGAGTTTGCCTTTTCCGTCACTGTGCTGGCGGCCTTGCTTGTGGCATTGGCCGTTGTGTTGCTATTGGCGGTAGTGCTGGTTAGTGTGACCTCTGCCTCTTCCAGAACAGACTGGAAAATAGCCTCGACGGTGAGAAGCGTCACATCACGATCTGATGTCCGATAGTTATAACGAATAAGATCGTAATCCTCATACGTCGTATCAGGGGTTTCAATGTCGTAAACCTGCGCATCAGCAACCATCGCATCCAGCGCGGACAGCATGTCCGACCGGCTGGTCAGGGTGAAGTTGGTCAGGTTTGGAATGTTTCCGCTAAACCCGGTCCACCCTTCAAGCGTGAAAAGAACGCGAATAACCGGCGGCCGCTTTACCTTATTGAATGAGCTGTATGACCCCTTCTCGATCGGGGCGGACACAACTGAGGCATCCGCACCGTACTCAATACCCAAAAATGATGAAGGCGACAGCGCTCTCAATCCCGACTTGAGATAAATTCCGTAGCCGGGCGAGAGGGTGCTGTTGATGATCGAGAAGATATTGCCGCTGTTTATCGCGCTGAGTAGCGTTGTTTCGTTCAGTGAAAAGGCCATGTTAACCCTGCCCTGTCATTGCCGGTGTCACCAGGCGGTTTCTCTGAAGGTTTCTCTGGATGTCTGCGCCAAGCGCATTGGCACTACCGGCTGATGTCTGCATGTCGATTTTGCTAATGTTGATGTTTGTCTGGCTTCCAGATTGAGCTGGCGCGTTACGAGCTGCAGAAGAGGCAGCACCTAACTGAATGCCCCCCATAATGTCGGATGAGCTGATGTAGCCTTTCCCGTTCTCATGATCGACAATCCCCTTCATCAGTCGCGCGATAGTTGTGGTGTCTCCAGCATCAATCGTCTCATTAGCTCCTTTCCCTGTCGCTTTTGAGAGAGCTGAAACGTACGCATCTACGTTGTTCCCATCTGAAGCGGGGGCGTAGGTTTTCACGATCGAGGAGAGAGTATTAACGCCTCGCTTGAAGTAAAGTTGCAACTGCCGATATAGCGCAGCCACTCCATGCTCCATGGACTCGAACACCGCAAATCTACCGCCTTCTCCACCTTCCTTTGTAGCTCCAGACTGACCTGCAAAGTTAAGGTTTCCTGGATTGTTATTTCTGATGCCTCGGGGTGCGGATTTGTAACCATCACCACGAGGTAACTCAATTCCCGTTTTGTCTAACACCCAGTCGTGAAACTGTTTCCCCAATTCAGTAGTGGTATCTGTCCCAGCGCCTTTATTTAGGAAGTTGGTTACTGGGTTATCCGTAAGCCAGGAGTATTTCTTCTCTAGCTGTTCTGCGTATTTCTGAAGCTCAACCAGACCAGCGATAAGGCTGATACGCCCAAGAGCAAGCATCGCCCCTTTGATACCACCAATAGAACTGCTCATTCCAAGCAGCCACTTACCAGCAACAAACACAAGCAGTAGCTTCAGGGCATTTTCAAGTCCACCTACGGCATCTGTAACTTTTCCAATCTCTTCAGCAGTATCACGAAAGAATTTATCTATTTCCGGCCCGTGAGTAGATATCCATACTCCAAACTGCTCTATTAGTGGTATCAGGCGCTCAATGTAAGGTATGAGTGCTTCATAAAGAACTTGCGCAGCCGAAGAGAAGTTCTGCTTCATCTCTTCAAGGCGGCGGTTAAACTCAAGCGCCTTCTTGGTTGCCTCGTCAGTCGCTTTGGAGATCTTGGCAAACCGGTCAGCATCCTGAACTAGACTGCCATTAGATAGGCCTTGCTGAGTTGCATTATCGAAACCGAACATCCCTCCAAATCTACGCTGCGCATCTTTGCTTAATTTTCCCCAGTTGGCGGCAATCTTACGCATTATCGCTTCAGAGTTATCATTCTGATAATCGAAGTTCGCTCCGGTCGCGCCACCAAAAGCTGCAAGCGCACCGAATAATGGATCATCCTGACCGCCGCCAGTTCTGATTTGAGTGAGCACTTTCTGGAATGAACCCAGAGTACCAGCCATTTTCTCAGCACTAGAGCCAGCAGCGGTTGCCGCTCTTTCCCACCCATCAAGAGACTTGGCAGAGATGTCCAAAGCACGGGACTCAATGCCGAGACGCATCAGATCCGACGTCATTGAGGTAATAAACGTCTTAATACCCTGAGCTGACAGGGTTACGCCTACAAGAGCCAGTAACTCAGTGCGAATTGACCCAAAGAAAGAGGCCGCCCTTTTTCCGGCAGCCTCCATATCTTTTGCGGTCTGATCCGCGTTCTTTCTGGTATCGTTAAGGCCCTTCTTAACCTCATCCTGACCTTTTTTAAAGCCGGATGGGTCAAGGCCGAGGGTAACGACCAGTGAATCAATAATCGTCGCCATCAGCCACTCTCCTGCGCCCTGTTGATGATCATCTGGTTGTAATTATCCACGGTGTTAATTTCCAGCAAACGCCACAAATCCTCTGTTCCGTAGACTGTGTCCAGTTCATAGAGGGTCGCAAGCTTTGAGGAGACGATGGTTGCGATCGTGCTTGGCACGTTTTCGTAATTCACCAGTCCGGCAACATCACTCCCCATTACTGGCGGAATGTCTAGCCTGCGACGGTGGCGAAAAAATCGACGTGAAGCTTAAACACCTCACTGCGCAACTTAAGCCGAGTCACCACCTCTTCGGTGTCGTCATCGATTAGTCCGCGCTTAATGTTCTGATTGGTTGGGTCTGGCACAAACTGAATGCACTTCATCAGCTCATCCAGTAAAGGCCGCGCCTCGTCTGGAGAAATCTGAGCCACCATTTCGAGGCCAACTTTCGCCATGCCTGCCATGCCCATATCTGAAAAATTATCTGGAAGATTAACGCCGTTCTTAGCCATCGCCAAACCTGCGCGAATAGCCCACCATTCAGCCTGTGAAGCAGCCATTTCGCGAATGAAGAACACCTTGCCTTGGTCACGGCCTTTGTCCTCGACGGTGTAGTAAATCTCTTTACGTGCCATGTGATCCCTTATGCGTTGTACGCTTCGCCCACTACCGTTTCCCAGTTGATCTGGAATGTCATTGCCTGAAGTACGCGCTGCGCATCTGGGATGGCCTTAACGCGCTGCAAGATTCCGTTTGTGAGCGTGAATTTACGGCTGATTGCCGGGAGAATGATTGTCGCGTTGCAGCGGAAGATTGCTTTTGACGTCAGCGACGTTAACTGCCACGTCTCGAACATGTCCCGAGATGGACTGTCTGGCATGATGGTGATCGTCTGGAGATACTCACCAAACACGAACCCGCCGGAAAGTTTACCGTCGGCACCACGAACCCCCACAGCCATCTCTGTATCGCCCAGCGCAAACATCGCATCAGCAGCGTAACCCTCAAGAGTTTGGGCGCTTGGGAAAAGGTTGGTAACGGTGAGGGCAAAGATTGCATCAGCGCTTGTAATAGTGTTCGACATTTATTGCACCTCAATGCTGGCGAGAGTGATTTTCTGCACGCAACCGCCGTCGCAGTACCAGAGGGTCATACTTGGGCTTGTGCGCTCCTGACGCTGGGTAGGCGTAGCGTCGGCGATATATAGGTAGTAGCCTTTCGCGATCAGCGATGGAGAGATATCCGCGCCAACTGCGTTCTGAATCTCGGAAATCTGAGAGCTGGAAAGGTTAACGCCTGTACGAATGCCTCCAAACGTGATGCCCTGATTCAGGGTATCAGCGAATGAAGCTTCAATGATTGCCTTGCCTCGCGCGTTATAAGGGATGCTGCGGTTAGACTGGAACAGCTCGATCGCATCCTGCATCAGGTTGGCATTCAGCCAAATCTGGAAACAGAAGGAGTCGAACCATTTAAAGTCGCCGGTTACAGTGCCGTCGGCCCAGTAGCGCGTGTCATAATTGTTAGCCGTGTACGCGCCGTAGAAGTTGTACCCGTTGGCGATCAGTGCATCGTAGTTCGCTGACGTGGTAACTTCCGGAAGCAGGCCACCCAGAGAGCGGAATTTAAATGGAACGCGGCCTTCCTGACGGTCAAAGTCGAGTGAGGCTGAATAACCGAGAACGCTGGCCGCATGACTTTTATCGCCGTATACCGGAATGACGTTCGAGTAGTCAAATGTGACGATGATTTTGTATGCCAGAGTATCCGTTGATCCAGATACCAGAGCTGACTCTTCCAGTGTGAATGGCACGTAGCCAAAGCGATAATTCTGCCCGTTAACCCATGCGGAAAACGCCAGCGCCTGTTCTTCATCCGGAGTGAACGAGGTGGTGAAGATTGCCCAGTTCTGAGAGGCGTCCAGCACAGCCTGCATTGCATCGGTAACTACCGCAGCATCAGCACCCTGTGACAGGGACGCGCCGGTAGCAGCTGTCAGCTTCAACCCTGCTGACAATGTGCCGGTGGCGTAAGTGATGGTGCTGGCATCGCCTGCTGTTGCAGAAGTGATGATGAAACGCTTCTGTGTGGTGTCGAACTCAACGGTTACGCTGGAGCCGATACCTGTTTCAATCAAGTCTGCGGCCTGCGCAAAGCTCGTTGCGGTGCTCAGGTCGATACTTGCGGAAGTATGCGATGTACCGTCAACTGATAGAGTCAGAACGCCACTCAGCAGCTTCAGCTGATCGAGTGTAACAGCCGCCATTGAACCGGAACGGAGCCATGCTGCCGCAGGGTCAGGGTTAAACCGGGCAAACAATAATGCACCAGGGGTTTTGGTCGAATTGTCATAACCCTGAAAATACACTTCAGCCATACTGAATTCAGGAGATGCGCTACCAAAGTACAACGCGACATCTTCCTTTGTGGTAAACGAAATTACTGTACCTACCGGAGCATAACCGCTGTCGGTAAGGATAAGGCCATTCAGATCAAGCGCTGAACCGCCTGCAGGCAAAACGCCAGGGTTAATCTGGATATCTTTACGTAATGGGATTGCCATTTATGCACTCTCCGGTGGGTATTTTAAATCTGCGGCAATTACGCCGACGGTGATGCTGTCCATAAAGTCCTGTCGCGTGGATACGGTCGGGTTGTATTGCCCGATGAAGTCCAGCGTCCAGCGGCTTTCGTATTGTTGCTCTCCGTTAATCATCGTGGTTTGATGAGGGTCTGAGCAGTAAAGAGGGGATAGTGTTCTGCCATTCTGTCGGAACCATTCGCAAGCGAAATCTGACCGGATCAGTGTCCCAATCACCGCTGCGTTATCCGCTGCGTTCTCGCCGTAACAGTCAATCTGACAGGGCCATTGCGTACTGCGCTGGTCCTGCTGCAATCTGTCTCCATATACGCCGTTATCGACATACTTCACGCGGTTTGTAGACAGTCCAATCTGTTTCATTGGAGTCATCACGATGAAGTCGCCAAGTGGCATTGGGGTTAGGTTCTGCTGACCGTCAAGCACGTCGTCAATATTCAGTCCAGTGATTTCCATCAGAAACGCCTGCAGCGGCACAAGCAGGTCAATCTCTTTGATATCGAGAGTTGCCATTATGTTGACCTCTGAAGGTTGATAATTACCCGACACCAGTCAGGCCAAAGCTCCGGAACCTTAACGACCAGCCACTTCTCTTCGCCAATCATCAGGATGTCTCCGCCTTTTTGTTCAGGCCGATTCACACCGTTGAAATTGCCGTTCAGATAGGCGCTGCGCAGAATCCCCTGAATGTTGACGGAATCCACTTGCCGCAGGTCTGTAGATGAGAGTTCCTGTAGCTGCACGATCACATCGACGCTGTTGTACGAAGGCACTCTCTTTCCCCCGGGTAGCGTGGTGAATCCGGTGTTAACCTGAAACACTCCCGGCACGTTCGGGTTGATTGTGCTGGTAGCTCTGTTAGCTATGCCTCTCAGGTTCATACGCCATCCTTAATGTCATAATCGACGCTATTTAGCATGTGAGAGGTTTCAATCAGCGGCTTTGAGAATCCCTTTTTGGCAATTGTTACTGGCGAAAGCGCTGGTTCCATGAGGTCTCTGATAGAGCTCTGCAACTGACCCTTGATGTGCTCCCCCATTAGCCCAAGCATTGTTTCAGCTTCGTAGCCGGTGGCTTCTGCAATCTTCACCAGATCTTCAGGCCATTCCGGTGATTTGTCGGCGATCATGTTTCTGAAAAACGGTCGAGGAGGCCTGTTCATTGCTGGGTCGCCGAACTCGTTGGCTGCCGCAATCATGGGAACTGACTTCCCGTCGGGGTATGTTGCCCCCTCAAGAAAGCCAACTCTCAATGTCTTCCCATCACCAAGATTGGCGGCAATCTCCGCCAGTCGTTTTTGCAGTTCATCACCACCACTGAGCGTAGCCATAACTATCTCCGGATAACTGGTCTGCGGTAATAGTGCGACGGGTAAAACGAAGGAGACGCACCGGGAACATACTGAATGGTTCGATAGGCCGCAGTAGCTTGCCAGTATGCTGCACCATAAGGAGTCTGCAGATACCACCATGAAGATGAGCTTGTAGGCACATCACCCGTGGATACCGAAACAGAACCCTCTGACGCACTGGCAATGCGTCCTACCAGTCCAGATGGTGCCTGACCTCCCGCGCCAGAATTTAGCGCAGCAAGGTGAGCTACCAGCATGTTCAGGTAGACGGAGCGAATCGTCGGGTCAACAACCGGGCTGCAATCGGTGTTATTCAGGTAAACCGTTGCCTCGACAAAATACGCATTCAGCAGCGAGTCACTTACGGCGTTGAACTCCGGGTAACGCTCACGAAATGCGTTAATGTCAAAGACAACGATCGCCATGATTACCCCTTAGCCTTCATGGCCTCTTTGTCTTTCTCAATGCCCGGTGCTGGCTTGTCTTGCGGAAGACCTTCGAGGCCAGATTTAACCTCTTCGTTCTCTACAGCCTTAGCCTGTGCGCTCGACGCCTTGGACTGAGCAAACACCAGTTCTTTCTTCACGTATGGTTGGTCTTTGTGTACCTCCAGCCATTTATCAAAGGCGTCTTTATCGACACCCTCGGTCAGGCCGTAACCGCCAACAACAATTGCTGAATTAGAACCGTTCAGGGTGACTGCATAGCCACCCATTTCAACAACTAGACCATTCGGGAGTTTGCATCCCACTACGATTTTCTCGGACATCAATTACACTCCCAGCATTGAAGCAATACCCAGTGGCTGGCGAATGATCGCCCCCCAAGTACCGCCGGATTTTTTCTGTTTCCATGAAGACTCTTCGACCACAACTGCGTGGGCGCGCATCTTCTCAGTGAACGCTGCATATGCGGTATCCTGCTCACCTAGACGGTCGGCGATGAGCTGAACCATCTCACCTGCATCAGTGGAGTATTCCACCGCTGTTTCTACTCGCAGATTTGGGAAGTTTTTCTTCAGCAGGTCCGACACGTTCACGTTATACATGTTGGTCTTGGTCAGGTTGACTTCCGCAGTTGGCGACATTGCCAGCGTCATAGAGTCGGTACGCTCGATCAGGCCTTTGGTCTGAGAAACCAGCTGTGCGTACAGCTTGCCCGCGATGTCATCGTATACCGCTTGACCATCTTTGCTTGCCCAAGTGATTGCGTCACCGGTCCCAGTTGCACCCGGAGTAACCGGCGCTGACAGAGACGGGTCATTTAACAGACCATAGTTAGCCAGACCGTCGATACCGAAGAAGTACGATTTGTTCTGGAACTTATTCAGCACCAGAGCAGACGCTACGTTCAGCTCCGCGGCGTAACCAATACGCGCTGCGCCGTACATATCCAGTTCACGCTCACCCCAGCGGGTGTGGGTCTGGTAGTGGTAGGACTGACGCGCAACCCAGTTCACGTTTGCGGAGGTCATGCCGCTGTTGTTGAAGTCACCGTAAGAGCTGGTCTCACCGGTTGACTCCACGATCGGGAACTGAGAGCTCAGTGTGGTCCAGTCGCCTTTTTTGGTTTCACCGATGATTTCTGCTGCCTTCATTGGGGTGACCAGAACGCGGATCAGCTCAGGGTCAACGTAGTTTGTGAAGTATGCCGGGATACCTGCGTTGTTTGCGGTAACCATGGTTGGTTGCGCATCCATCGCCAATTGGTAGTTCTGGGCGAAGTCAGGCTTCAGGTATTCACGTGCGCCCGGCAGAATGATGCCGTATTTGCCGCTTGCGGCTGAGTAGTGCTTCTGAAATTCGCTCATTACTTGCTCCAAGTGCTGATTTTGACAAGCTCGTTAGCGTCACAAGCGCTGCCAGCAGAGAATACGGTTTCGACGTAACCGGAAATGGTTGCGCCAGCTGCACCGGTTTGTACTTGTCCGGTTGTCAGCGATGCGAAGATTTTCTGTCCGCGAGTTGCTGCGGTAGAAGTGCGGGCCCAGAAATCACCGGCAGTCACCAGAGTGACTTCGCGCCCCGGCTGAATCAGCATGGACGCTTCACCAAGCCATGCGGTGATTGACGCCTGCCCATCACGAAGCACAAAGCCTGATGGCGCACCTGAGCCTGCGTTAGTCGCTTTTCCGTTTACGTCCCATGCGAAACGACCTACGGTGAGGCCACCGGTGCCAGCTACTAGAGCCGCTTCCCCTGCGAGATATGTTGCGTGCGGGTTAGTGCTCGCAAAGCCACCTTCGACGCCCGGGGCTGGGTACTGATTAATTGCCTTCTGAAAACCTGACATATTAGAAACCTCGCTTCAGTTTGCTAGCGGTCGGGTATGCGCTCTCGAACTCGCTAATTGATGCGGAATCCTGAGCCAAAGCGGCAGGACGTGTGCTTTCTTTCTGGCTAATCGCCATTTTCACCAGTGACGGGAACGCGGACGGATGGACGCCTTTGATGTCAACGCCAGACTGCTCTAGCGCGGTGCGGTAAACGTCAGATGCAGAGTCCATCGCCACAACATCACCAATCAGTGGGCGCACGGCCTGTTCGGCTTCGCGGATTTCACGGAAGTTCTGAGCGGCCTTTTTGGTTGCGCTGTCAGCTGCTAAGCGGATCGCGGAGTCCATAGCCGTTTTGGAGACTTTGTCGTCTTTCTTGTCATCGTCTTCATCGTCTTCGTCATCGGCGGTCTTTTTCTTTTTGTCGTCGCTGTCGTCTTCGTCATCTTCATCGTCAGCGGTTTTCTTTTTCTTATCGTCCTCTTCGTCGTCCTCGTCATCAGCCGTCTTTTTGTCTTTCTCGTCTTCTTTGTCGGCTTCATCGAGAGCCAGAAGTGCTTTGCGAACTTCTGCTTCCAGATCCGCGTCTGCTGCCAGTAATGGCTTCAGCGTGGCGCGAATAGCCGCAGCTTTGCGTTTGCTCATGTGCTTTAACTCCGGTGGTAGTGAATCTGCGACCAATACGTCGCTTCCTGCGCGGCCTGTTTCGACCAACGCTACGTGGTTCCCGATAATTTCCCGCATGATGCCGTCATAGACTTCACCATTTGGTGTCGTACCGGGGGTCATGTCAGCGACGTATTGGTACGACGAAGACAATTCTTCCTGCTCTTCCGTCTCGATACCGGCGATAGCGGAGTTGTCCCACACGGATAGGCCGTTAGTGAGATACGTTCCGTCAAAGTCAGCGTTCGAGTGAGTAACCCCTACGCGATATTCGCGAGGTGGGTCTCCGGGGAAGTCAGGGGTGTGGATTGAAAGGAGTGGGATGTTGTTGAATGTCGCTACGGCTTTCTTCAGTTCATCAGGATGTCGCCAGAGGTGGTAAATCTTCTCGGGGTCCAGCCCTAATTTATCAGCGCCGGGAATCTCTCGCCCAAAGTAGGGGCAGACGTTCGCCTTGCTGATGTTGCTGACCTTTACCTGAAGCCTGCCGTTGCCATCAAACGTGCGCACGGATGCGCGGTCAAATGCCAACCGTTCAGTTGTTTTCATTGTTAATTCCGTCTAGCTAAGACCGGGTATGACTGGTGACCATGTGCACCGGCAGTTGATTTCCTCGCCTGGCATCACCCACTTACCATCCAGATACATTCCCTTGTCGATATCGAACTTCTTACCATCAGCTTTAACGTGCGAAGGGCGAGGTTCTTTACCGGCGTGAGAGTGTCGCCAGATGCCTTGCGTGATACCGAGTGATTTCTGCCGCGCTGACTGCATCACGGAGGTGGCCTTGTTGTTCTGATCGCGAGCAATCAGCGTCGCCCTTCGCCGGGTGATGCCGTAGCGCTTCTGCAATTCATCGGTCAGGTATGACAGATCGCGACCGCGAGCAACCGAGCGCATCACCAGACCTTCGACTTCGGTGAAGTATTTCTCAGGGATAGAGCGAATCAGCCCGACGTTTTCAGTGATGGTTGCCTGAAGTGCGTTGTTCATCGGCGCGGTCATCTTGAACTCAACCGTGAAGCCTGCGGTTTCTAGCGCATTATGCAGCGACACGTCAGAGTTCTTCATGGCATCGCTAGCGAACCGGTCAGAAAGCTTCTGAGCAATGTTGTCGAATGATTTCGTCCAGCGCTTAGCCAGCTTCTTCATCGCATCACGCATAAACACAGCAGGAGATGCGTCCATTGCCACTGCCGCACCGCTCGCTTTGTAGTTTGCGGTAAGCCAGTACACAACGGACTTCTGCATCTCTCGTATCTGCTTATCGAGCTGGCGTCGATACCATGCCTCAACACCCGCGTTAGGTCTGACCGGTGGTATCGTCTTCTGGCTCGTCGCTTTCGTCGATGTCTTCACCGTCTTCTTCGAGGTCGATGTCATCGCTTAGGTCCAATGAGTGGTAAGGTGATTCGGGGTCTTCAGCAATCTTCTCGCGCACCTCGTTGTTCGACAGCGCCCCGATCGTCGTGTAAACCGCATCGGTATCAGCATCAATTTTCCGAATCTCCGCTTTCTCCTTCGCGCTCATCTCGTAGAGAGGCTCGAATTCGAAATAGATTTCCGGGTCAATGTCGCCAAACTCTGAAAGCTGAATGATGTCCAGAACGCGCTTCAGGTTATCCTTGAACATAGACTGCTGCAGAGCGTGGATGTAGTCGTAGAAGACGCGAATCTCACCGTCTGACGAAGCGTTAAGCCCGGCGGGTGATATACCTAGGAGCTTAACCAGAGGGATGCTTGATACTGCCGCCATCTGCTCTTGTGCCTGAGCCTGTAGCGCGTCCAGAGTGCCTAGAGGTGCGTTGACGAACTCCACCGTCTCAGGCTGCGTAGCGTCGTTATCCTTCGCAAACGCCCCACGGTTATCACGGCACTGGTTGAACATCTGCAATCGAGCCAGAAGCGACTCAGCGCCGCCACCCTGCAGGATGGTGCTCATGTTCGTTCCGATGACCGGGATACTGAACGAGTGGATCATGTCGCTTACACTGTCTCGGGTGCGCAGCCAGTTATTCACGTACGGCTCGGCAATCTGCGTCAGGCTCAAGCCTCGGAAGTTGTAGGCCGCCTTGAGCAGGTCAGGAACCTCTCGCGATACGAAGTCCAACATACGACTCGAATTAACCGTTTTAGCCATAACAAACCATTCTGTCGGTTTGTAAAAGTCAGGGCTCATCGGGTTTGCCGTGTTGTACACGCCGGGATATGTCCAGACTGGCTCAATTACAGTGAAGCCTTTTAGGCTGCCTTTCTTAATCTTTTTGTCTGACAGGAAGAGTTTTGACTGCAGTTCTACTGAATCAGTCCATGCAGAAACCCCTTTAGCCGATTGAACGTCGATATAAATCTGACCGCCACCAAAGTAGCCGTCATGCTCAGCCGCCTCACGGAATCGGTCACGAACATTGAACCGGTCTAGCGCGTCGTAGAGCTGCTTAACTCGGTCTGATTTATCCTCATCGCCGACTGTTTTCAGCTTAATCCACTTGCGGGTCATCTCTTCAGCGATGGTACCAACCATTTTCCGGTATTCCGGTTTCTGTGCCAGCGTGGCCAAGTATGGATATCCGGGAAAACTGTCAGGGTAGCCGTAGGTGTATCCTGTGTACGCATCGTTCAGCGTTGCGTATGGAGTTGAGTCCATAGCTAGAACGCTTTTCTCGATACTATCTGGGATAACTCCTTTTGGTGGCTTGTACTGCTGAAACTCGCGAGGCGGTTTAGCCTGAATATCTGCTACCGCCTCTAGTTTAATTTTCATCTCAGCCTTTTCAGGCTCTTTCACCGGCTCAGGCGCGGCGATTTCTTTCTTCCACCATTTCCACCGCACTTAAATTCTCCTGAGTTGACTTGGGTCGATTACCATTGGCTGGCGACCGGAAATAAGGTTGTCATCGATGGCGTCCATCCATGTATCAAGGATGTCGTCATTGTCGTGGCTGTCATCGGCTGAGAACGCTGCGCACTCTGTCATTGCAGTTAGAACCCACGATGTCGTCCCGGCGATTGTTCCGTCCTCGTAATAGGTGTGCATAATCGCCGCACCATCTTGCGTGTGCGTTGCTGGAACGTAGACTTTGCCGGTCTTAATCTGAGGAATGACGTTGAGACAGCGAACCAGTTTGTTCTGGCCAGCGCCGCGAGGAATTTCTTTCACCGGGATAGCAATCTGACCGGGTGTTGCGCTGCGCTTCTTAAGAGTAGTGATCAGCCCTTGCCCGGCCTGTTTCTCTTCGATAGCCATGTGACGCATTGGCATGATTCGCATCGAGCCTTGCATGCGCCATTTCTCCCAGACCTCTTCGGCTTTCTTCAGAAGGTCTTCCGGGTCCCAGCGGCCACGCACCACATCGATGATGTAGAGGTTTCCATCTACCCCCATACCCACCAAAGTGAATACGGTGTAGTCCAGCCAGTCCTCTACCTTTCCGCTGTTGGTATCAACGTAAACGGCGCGGTGAGTCAGTTTAGGAAGCGTGGTATAGGTCTGGAACCATCCGGTGTCGATAATGCCGCCGGTCAGCGCCATTGGGTTTTGCTGATACTGAGACAGGAAGGTGTAACGGTCTTTCTCCCATAATTGCAGGAGGTCGTTCACATCTTCCATCTGAGGCCAGTACGACCAATAGCGGGTACCGGACACTTCGACATAATCAGTGTCTTTGACAGTTTCCCAGCACAGCGAGCGCCAAGGCTCAGCGAGAGACTGAATGTATTTATCATCAATCATCGCCGGGATAGCGACGTGATGAAATTTAACCCCCATGCCACCACCCAGCATGAAGCCGGTAGCATCATCAGTGTGTAATCGCTGCTGAATGCTCACAAACGGTGTTGGATGCTCTTTGGACTTATCACCACGACGGGAGCGGATGGTATTCACCAGCAGCGTGTTAGCGCTGTTCCTGCGTGACTCACTCAGCATGTCCACTGGCTTGTTGTAGTCGTCCAGCATAACCATGCCGGAGAACTCAGGCCCGAAGTAGCCACCACGACCGCCGGTAATCTGCCCGTTACTGGAGCGGGACACTGTCTGCCCGATTGAGCGACCGCGATCGTCTTTTATCTCCCACTCCTCCGCTTGGTTCACGCCGAATGAGCAAGGCCAGAACTCTTGATATTCTCGACTTGCAATGATGTCTCTGGTTCGGCGCGAGTTGCGTTTAACTAATGTGTCAGCAAACGAGATGTTCAGATTACGGAAGCGTTTTAATCTACCTTCCTGCACCAGTGCATTGACGTATGCCGGAAAGTGGATGGAGAAGAACTCAGTCTTGGTGCCGCCGGGGGGTATGTTGATAATCAGGTTGCGTGGCTCTAATCGCCCAGCAATCAGATCATCAATCTTTGATGCCATTAGCCTGTGATGCCAGTTAACGAGCAACCGATCACCCTGAATCAGCTCGAACCAAACGCGGGTAAAGTTGAGGAACGACTTCGTTGACTTGGATTTGAGCACAACGCGATCAGGGAAAGTTAAGTCCTCCCATTCGATGATTTCGCTCATATCAGTCCAGTCCGGTTAGTTTGCCCTCAAGATGCTTTGCCGCTTCTTCGTAGTCGGCTGGCGTGTAATTCACCACTTGAATCGGGTTGCCATCCTTCCCGACGTGCTCGTTGATGGTTTGCTGCTTGAACGCCTGAACAGTAACGTGCTCGCCTATCAGCTTGAGTGCAGCAACTGCGCCCTTCGCGTCAAATCCGAATATCGTCTTGCCCTGCTCATCTTTAATTTCTTCACCACGACGGTCGGTGATTGGCTCAACTTCCTGCATGCAACGCTCATGAAGTTTCACAGCCTGCCGTAGCACGTAATCAGCATCAATCTGCGTACGCTCAGACCTGTCTGATTTCAATTCTGCAATCCTTTGCAAGATGTCATCATTTGCCATCATCCTTGCGCCTTGGTTGCGCGATGACCTCTCGCTGTAACCCGCCCTGATGGCCGCCTGAGTGGCGTTGAGGTCTTTTATGAACTCACGGGCAAACAGCTCTTGCTTGTCAGTGAGCTTTGCCATACTAATCCTCTAACGTTTCGATATTTAACGGGCTAATAGCGCCCTCTACGTTTTCTTTCGCGTCTGCATACTGAGCAATGAAGGCTTCGTGGATTAACCGACCACGGAAGGCGGCAGCATTTAAAAAGCCATCGACCGCCTTTTCTGCATCGTCACCTTGCAATACATATTCGCTGAAATCGCTTAATTGATCATCGAGCTTGCTTAGCAGCCAATCAGAGGTCTTATCCTGAATCATCGCAGGTACAATGTGGGCAAACTTTGTTTTATCGCTCATGTTATTTCTCTGCTTTGAACTTGAAGCCGAATCTGGCAATGAAACCAGCCAGCGGTTTGATGTGTTTCTCTTTTACAACTCTCGCGAAGACTAGAGCTTTTAACGCGGTGAAAAATGGCGGTACCCACCAACGCCTTTGAGCAACAACATTCAAGGTGGCCATCACATCATCCCCGCTGCTTTAAGCTTGGCGAGCAATGCGTTGAAGTCCGTTACCAGACCCGCTACATCGGTTGCCGCTGTATCAGCCTGATTGGCCATTTTCTTCACCCCGCCGATTGCGGATGTTGTTGCTGCTGGAAGCGTATAAGCCTCTCCATCCACATCTTCTGGTGTAGCTACTTCTACCGGGTACCCGCCAACTGACATACATTTAGTAGGCATATGGAATAATCCTCTACAAATTTAAATACATCGCCGGGGAAACCCGAGACATGAGGGGTGTTATATCTATATAAAACTCTGTTGGGCTCTATATAATTATCTATTGACAGGATTTTGTATTCGCAGCATTGCCACGCTTAACAGAGTTGCTCCGCTACTTCTCGTCTATTCCGAGCCGTCAAGATCGGATCACCATCCTTGCGGGGTTACACAATCTGTTTCCTTGTCGGGGGAATTGGTAAGACCCGTTGTGAAAGTGGCTCTCAAGATTGGACTCCTTGATTTCAAGGAGTCATGCAGCTTTATCGTCTTTTGGTAATCCGGGGATGATTAGCTGGATCTGCTCCTGCAATTGAATTCTTTCAGATTCAATGCGGCGCTTCTCTCCGCCAACTCCCCAGCTATTCATGATTCTGGCAGCGGTGCTAACTCGTCTGTTCTTACTCTGATATTCCAACTCAAGCTTGTTCGCCTGAGCGAAGAGAGAAAGTTTGCCCATCACTACATCGCGGAACGTCTGATATACCTTCACCTCGAAAGAGGCAGACAACCAAGCTGCGTACTTTAGGGCAATCAATTCGTGCGCCCAAGTACCTCTATATGCACCACCGTGAACCACATCAAGTATCTGATTTTGTTCCAAAGTGTCTTTTAGCACTTTGGAAACCTCATCAATAAATGCCTGAACTCCATCAGCACCAAGAAACTGACTTGGAACCTGCCACTTCTTAGCTAGGCCGCCTGATACTGCTGCTTTGTGCATGTCGTTCAGGTTATAAGTTCCGTTTTCATTACTTCTAACAGGGACGTTTTCAATAACAATGCTTGGATATTGCATGGTGAATACCTTCAAAAAAGAAACCTCTGTTCACCAGAACGTCCATACCCGATCGCACCATGCTTCGATGGAGTTCTCAGAGGTCGCTTTTGTGAATGGTTTCGGGGTTTACGATGCGCGGTGAAAGCGCGGTGAAATGCAGATATTAAAAATCCCCACCGAAGTGAGGCTCTATTGGGTGTTTGTTTGTCTGGCTAATTCAGCTTTGCGAATGTCTGCTTTGTCTATATTGCACTGCTTTAATGCTGAATAAAGTCGGGCATTGAGCAGAAGGCTATCTGACCATGACATTGAGTTCGGTACTTTTGGTTTCGGTGTTTCAGCAGTCAGATTAGAAGGTAGCGGGATTATCGGAGCTTGAACGTATACCGTCCGCGTACTCCCGCAGCCGCTTAACTGCATCAGGAGGAATAAGACGATTAGCGCAATCATCATTCTCAACAGCAGCCTTGATGTCATTCTCGGCTCTCTGTGACTCCAATGCGTCCTTAGCTTTTGCATTCTGGTTGGCCTCGGAGATTTTGTTGAATAGAGTGACAGTGTTTATGGCGTTTTTAGTGATGGCCTCTGCGCTCTTCTGGCTGGCGTCCATATCGCTAACTTTTTCGTTCAGCTTTCCGTTGTTGTGCCAGAGAACACCCACTCCTACAGCAAGCAACGCCAACAGAGTCAGCAATACAGTGGTTAACTTGCTCATCTCTGACTCCAGGTGCAAACCTCATACTCAACGTCGCGCCGATTCATCAGCCCTTTCCACTTCTTGCCACCGGCATATACCCAGCGCTTGAGCTCATCACATGCTCCGGCATAGTCACCGGCGTTGAGCTTTTTAAGCATGGTGGACTTGATAAAGGCGTTGGCGCCAACGTTGTATGAGAATGAGTAGATGGCGGCGAGCTGCATTTCGGTAGTTTTAACTTTTATGCTCGGATTGACCTGTTTGGCGATCCGCTCTAAGTCATCCTTGGTCAGCGCATCACACTCTGCATCTGAATATCGCTTGTTGATTATGATGTCATTGCCGGTATGACCATCGCAGACTGTAATGATTCCGACCACATCTTTGTAGGGAACGTACTCTCGCCCCTCTAACCCACCGTTACCGCTTAACATTACCGTTGCGATTGCAATGGCCCCGCCACCGATAGCCGCGGATATTCGCGCACGAAGTGATGAGTTCATATCAGATCTCCTTCGGCGCTTTCTGACCCAAATCAGCTAACACTTGTGCGGTTGCCGATGGATTGTTTGTATTGGCCTTCGTCAGTATGTCTTGCAGTATCTGCGTGCGTCTCATCTGCTCTCGCCGATTAAGACGATATGTCAGGATGCCAAGCGCGATACTGAAGGCAACACCGATAATGAAGCCCCAATCCTGCAATGACAGACTGGCAAAGAACGCTGCTAGACCTGCGCTACTGTACGATGCGTTTGAGTAACGGTCGTCCATTCGCATAGTCTCTCACCTCCCCGTAGGGCTGGTGCTGTGTGTTTGTGTAGGGAATAGCGTCACCCGTATCCATGCCAATCTAGAGGATGTGTGAGTGCGGTTGGTTGGTTTTGGATGACGCTAAATGCAAAAAGCCCCGCACGATGGCGAGGCTTGAAATTGATACCGACCTTCCAGCCGGTTAGGAGGGGATTGCAGTCAATGAGACGAACTTACCCACTGTGCGATTGTTTTTCTGGCGTCGCACCGGTTATCCAGAAAGCAAAAAGGCCAGCGATTAAGCCAGCCTTTTCTTTGTTACTGCGCTCTTTCGCTTTTGCTCCCGAGCATGCACTAAAATATACACTTTCATTTCCCAAAATCAAGAGAAATAGAAAATATTTTTACTCATGCTGCATTTTGAAGTATTTCCTTCTCCATTGCATGCTTCATTGCATAGTACATTTCCTCTTCCAGTATCTCTTCACACCAGATAACCCGCTTTCGGCAAAATTGAACATCTGCACCAGTGATGTATGAAATCATCCGTGCAATGTCTTGCGGGCATTTGCGGTCGCAATATCGTTTAATAGCTACATCGCGGATCGGGCTTTCACGCTTGATTGCTTTCTTCATGACTGACTCAACAAAAGCGGCATCATCTGATTCTTTGGCGAGAGCGATGATGTTGCTTGCTGAGGCTGCTGGTATCACAATTTCACGGGACTTCTTGAACAGCTCTTCACCTCGATAACCTTGCTTGTGAAGACTGTTCACCACTTCAACAATCCGCTCTGACTGTGTTTCGCTCCACTCTGAACGAACCATCAATCGACCAATTACGTTAACGCAGCCTGAAGGAGCATCATCACCGCCGAGGTAATGACCCCAGAGCGATAACATATAGCGCGTCCACACTCGCTGTGATGGCGTGATGGTCTTCTTCCCTCGGCACCAGAGTCGTCGTAAATCTGCCTGTCTGAATACCATGGGCAGTGTATATATTGCGTCTACTGGTCTCATGCCGCCCTCTCATGTGGATGAACTACCCCACCAAACTTATCGCGATGAGTGTCAAATACGACCTTGTGCACACTGAGTAACTTATCGTTTCTGAATACCTGAAGTCCGGTATTGAACTGAACGACCGAGTAGTGATCTCCCTTTCCAGTCATTTCTCGTTTGCGGCGCCGTTCTCGCGCAGTAGCAATTGCTTCGTTAAGATTCATGCAGCCTCCAAATATCTCTTTCGAAGTTTTTCGTAATGACGAGCCCGCCGCGTGAAGATGGACTTCACTCGTTTCAGGTACTCGATATCGAAGCGTCTTACTGAATTGTCGTGCTCTAGACGCTCTACGCGCTCTATGCCGATTTTCTCGATGAGGTTAATGCGGTAGGGAATGATGTTTCCTGATTGCTCCCTGTTGCATCTCACGCATCCTGCGTGGATGTTGAAAACATTAAATCTTAAATGCCTTGCCGAACCTCTTGACCGATAGTGACTCGCGTCTACTGCCCCACCCCTAACCCCATAGTTAAGTGGCTTTCCACATGCTATGCATGGCTTCCCGTAATCACGCCAGAATATGAACCGGTTAACTGCTGATTGGGCTTCTTTATTCCAGTCTGATGGCGTTTTCAGTTTCTCTTTGCGCTTACGTATTTCGGCGCGCGATAACTTGGCTTGCTTGCGCTGTTCGCGTTCGTCTTTGAGCTTATTTTGGCGCCGGACAAATTCGAGAGAGCAAGATGATGAGAAGCAGGTTTTTTGGATGGTATTGCGAGGGATGAATTCTTTATCACATATCGGGCATTTCTTTGGCTTCGGCTTTTTAGCCTTGAGCAATTGGCACCTCCGAGGAGTATGACCCATACCACAATCCATCTTGATGAAGCTCTAAAGGCACTCTTATGGTGTTATTAGAATTGGGACTAATGGTTCTGAATATCCTTTTGGAGCAGGAAAATGAGCCTGTTTTGCTAACTTGGAATCCATCGGAAATTAAGCCAACTCGAAGCATTTTTTTCTCTTCATCGATTGCAATGTCTATCCGCTCACCGCTCAAACAAGTCGCTTTTGAAACGTGAACTCCGGTTGAGCCAGATGTTGTCATTCTGAATGAGATTATTGGCTGCCCAACACCGCGGCCGCGAAGCCTTAGTTTTTTTACCTGTGATTCAAATGCCATTCTCACTCTCCTTCATCATCAGGTAGACGATCATGGCGGCGCGGAGTGGGTTTGATTGATATTGAATACCGTATTTCTGGCATGATGAAATTGCGCTGCACCATTCATGATATTCGCCTTCATATTCCGGTAAAGTGCTATCAAACATGATGCTGATTTTTTCCTCGACGATAATCGGCCATGCGTCTGATGGGTTGTTGCAGGGGTCGAACCCCATATACCCATGCGGCCCAAATTTTAGGGTGATGCTGGATTCTGTTTTCCCGCGATTCACGTCCAATAATTCTGCATCTGGATGAATAAATTTCGCTACCATGCAGGTCACATCAAAGTCGCTCATCTTGCTGTAATCAGTCATGTCTATTCCTCGCTCGCACTCTCAGCCAACGCACATCATGCAGGTGGGCGCTGTAGTTGAAAGTTACTGTTGATATGGGTTGGGGTTTACTGCGTGGAGTGGATTTATTGAAGATTAAATTGTCTATCGCTATTTGTGTCGGACTTCGCTGTCGCTTCATGCTGCCTCCGGTGGCTCGGGGTCGGAAGAGGCATAAATACCGGGATTGCCCAACAACTTTGCCAGCCTTAGAGCTAATGTCTGTTGCTCCCAGCGATTAGTGGAGAGCAGCATATTCTCTGCGGCCTTGGCTATCTCGATTAACTCAAGAACCGTTTGAGGGTCAGCAGATGCGATAAACTCGGCGTCTCTCTTTTCTACCGCCGTCGCAATGACATTTTCTTTTGTGAATGAAAACTTACCGTTAACAATACCGTTGAACGTAGTTGCTGCCCTTCGCCATGCTCCAGCCGTTGCAGCTTTGGCCTTCACCTCTAAATCTTCGTATTTGCTCATGCTGCTCTCCCGTAGAAATCTCCGCTGTAACGGACATCACGAAGCTTTACCCCGTTGTTTACAGAGTAAGCCGTTGCGTATTCGATAAGTGAACCCATGCGCTTCTTACCCATCTGAGCGGTGCTTTCTCGGATGTTCAGCCATTCCCCTTCAATGCCCTGAATCAGTGGAGATTCATTGGCGTTGTTTTCAACCATCCAGTGACCGGACACAAAAACGTTTTTCCATTGCCAGTCACGTAGCCACATGTCGCCCAGACTTATCTGTTTAGATACGTCGCCGCATATGGCATGGAATTTATCGTTTTGAGGTAGGTTGCGTGGCGCGTCGCCGATGGTTACTACTAGAGGGAATTTTTCGTCAGTGGGTAGTGAGTCTATGAAGTTTTTTAGGTTCTGCTTTATCGTTCCGTCCCGTAGGTAGAACGTTGTTCGTTTCAATTGTCACTCCTTCGGTATGTTGCATACCCATTGGTCTAATGCTTTTTCACATACAGCTCTATGCTCATATACAGCCACTGCACCTTTAGCCATTATCTTCTGGTCTCTGCTGGCGGTAGGAAACGCGGCAGCGACACCGGCGGCGAAGACGACAAACATCATGATGATGGTTCCTATTGAAGACTTATCCATCACTCCCCCTTAACCTTGATGCCAGCGGCGCGGATAGATTCAATACATTTAGAGCGCATCCTGTTAGAAAAACCCGCACTAATATCGACTTGAGAATCTGATCCTCTATCTGGCTCTGCTGTTGGAAGCTCAACCTCCACCGCCTCGCGGCTTGCTTGCCACGCCTCCCATAATATTTGTATCAGTTTCAGATGATATCTTTCTTTCTCGGGGCCAACCTTAAGCAGGATGTCTTCCATAGGTTCGCACGGATATTGACCGCTTACCCACGCTTCAAACTGTTCACGACTTGTCATCGCTTTTCTCCAGATCCGGTGCCTCATACAACTCTTTAATCACGGCGTCTTTGAATGCCCAGCTATTGGTGTTTGGCTTGTTGAATACAACTGTTGGCAAACCAAATTTATGCTCGATAGCCCACGCATACGGCTTACGCTTCTCTTGTGTCACATGTTGTGCTGTAGACTCTACTTCCACAGCTTTGCGGGATAGCCCCTCTCCATTCTCTGGCATTCTCTCCGAGCACTTGATCCAACCTTCACAGCTATCGACTTTTCTATACTCGTCCAGAGCGGTGGCGATGGTGTCTACCGGATCGCTCTCTTGTCCAATAATTTCATGGACACTGGCCTCTGTTTCCACATCGAAAAAGTACTTAAGCGCTAAAAATATTTCTTCACGACTTGTCATGACTATCTCCACTCCGATGCTTGCTTGTTGTCATTCTGATTGGCAGCGTACCGGCGCGCGGCCTCATCCTGTTCAATGTTGACGAAGTGCCCATTCTTCCATCCCATGTAAAAAGTCTTTGGCTGGCCAGAACGATATTTACCGACGATGATTTCAGCGATCCCCTTCATGTTGCTGTTGTCGTGATAAACCTCATCGCGGTACGGGAAGATAATCACGTCTGCATCCTGCTCGATCGCCCCTGAGTCCTTCAGGTCTGCCAGCGTTGGTCGCTTATCTGGTCGAGTCTCAACACCGCGATTAAGCTGTGAGAGCAAGATAACGGGGACTTTGCTGCGCAGGCTGAACTGCTTAAGCTTCCGTGTAATCTCTCCGATCGCTATGTCGTTACGCTCTGCCTTTGGCTTTTTCATCAGGCCGAGGTAGTCGATAGAAACAAAGCTGAGGCCGCCGTCCATGTTCAACCTTTCTGCGTGTGAGATTATTTCGTCAACGCTCATCGCCTCATCAAGCACATAGTTCTCTTCGCCCTGAAGCATGCCGGTGGCGGCTGTTAGTCGAGTGAACTGCTCGGGGATCATATCCAGAGGGTTACGCAGTGCGCCGATAGCTAGACCAGACCGATCGGCAACGTGGCGTTCGACGACCTGCATCTGTGACATCTCCATGGAAATCATTAGGCCGCGGCCTTTCTGTTGACCAATCGAGTTGCCGATGTTGATAGCCAGCTCCGTTTTGCCCATACCCGGTCGCCCAGCGATGATTATCAGGTCAGTGCGATCGAATCCCCCGTACTCGTTATCCATCGGCTCAATACCGGTTTTGAGATACAAGCCTGACTCAGCGCCTTTCATGCGTTTCTCCAGAACATCCATGTAGTCCGGCAGTAGGTCACCAATCTTGCGCGGCAGCCGGTCATTGGTTTCGAATTGCAGGTTCGACAAAATACCGCTGACTTCGGCGATCCGCTCGTTTAGGTCATGAGTGCCAGCTTCACGAAGCAACGAAGCCGCCTTGGTTAACTCAGCCTCCCCCTTTCGCAACATCCAGCACTGGCGAACACGCTTGGCCCACGCCTTGATGTTTGCAGCAGACTTGCAGCGAGCAGATACGGACAAAACCAGATCCCGAGTTTCACCCGATACCCCTTCCTGAACCGTAAACGGGTCAATCGGTTCGCACTTGTTCAGCAGCGCAACGATAACGCGGTACATGTTCTGCAAGTGGAAGTTCGCAAAGGCCTCGATAGGAAGCTTCCCAGCGATTTCAAGGCAATCAACGTGGTCGCCTTTGATAATCATTGAGCCAATCAGCTGCTCTTCAAAATCGTAACTGTCCATCAGTCCTCCCTACCCAAAACTTCATCGATAATTCGTTGAGTTAACGCTGTTTCGATTCCGTATTTTTTGCCACTTGGATTCTCTCCACAGGCCCATGCACTTGGCTTGTAACCAAACTCGATGTACCCGTTGATGAACGTGTCGATATCGGTTGGCTCTTTGCCAAGTTCTTTGCACTGCTTGAGGTAGGAAGCCCATAGGCGCTTAAGGCCGCTCTCCACGGTGACGGTGAAACTACGCATTTTTGGTAATCCGTGTTTCTCCGCTTTGCAGTTCCAAGAGCTCTTGAAACGTTCGCGATCGAATACCGGTGATTTTGAGCGTGGATTTGTTCCCAGTGCTCGAGGATTGGTTCCTGCTTGACGAGGTGTTTTTTTACTCACATTCAACAAGCCCACATCGTGGGTTTGGGTATGTTTTAATTCTTGTTTAATAACTTCTTGTTCATGTCCTCCGCACTTACCTTCGGAGTTACCTTCTGGTGAATGGCTTAAAGCCGCGCCAGCACTGGGTTTGTTACCTTCGCTATTACCTCCGGATTTACCTCCGGCATCATTACCTCCGGCTATACCGCTTAAAGCCGCGCCAGCACTGGGTTTGTTACCTTCGGCACCATTTTTGTGGTTATTGCCATTTTCTTGATCAGCTATGAGCTGGTAATCGCTATAGTTTGTGATTGATATCACTGTCCCATGGCGGTTACCTGAATAACTCAACATGCCCTGTGATACAAAAAAGTCCAACATTCGGCGAACCTGCTGAGGGCTTTTCTCTTTACCTTCTGCATCGCGTAATTTTCGACACAGTAGGTCATATTTGGTGACCAACTGCCCCGCCGCCAATGACCATTCGACACCGTTAAAACTAACTGTACGGGGTTTGTGAGTGGCTTGACCGATCAGCCTGACCCATAAGGCCAACTTACCAACATCAAGCGCCCAATCAGCGGAGAGGAGACTTCTGAATAGGGCAAAGTGCCCCATCTTCTGGTTCTCCATCCTGATACTCCTGACGACCGTTTTATCAACAAAGTTCGCATAAGCAACGTTACCCATCGTTCTTACCCTCACTGGCTTTCTTTTCTGGTAGCAAAGCCTTTAACTTCTGAATAAAACCCAAGTTAACTGAGCGTAAAAACTGATCTCTTATGATGCTTTTATGAGTACTTTGCTGGACATATCTCCAGTCTTTTTGCATACTAACCTCCTGTGAATGAGCTCAAAAATTCATAGTGATCTGAGAGTCGTCAGCTGTTACCGCAGTTGGCGACTTTTTCTTTTGTGGCAATACCGATTCCACAGCCTGACGCGCTACCTCACGAATCAAACTGGTTTCCCATACCTTCTCTAGCAGTACGAACATCGTTGCCATGTCGCGGATATTGAGGCGGCTTACTTTCGATTCGTGCCACCCTGCTTCCTTTGCTAACTCTCGGTTAGTCTTCTGCATCATCCGGCAGCGGAGTTCTGTCTCCACTTCGTTGATGCGCTTGCTATAACTTGCATGTTCCATTTGTGATACTTCCTTTGTTGAATAAAGACGTGATCAGCCCGTGGGATGATCACAAGTGATTTGTTTGTGTGGATTTCGCTTTTCAGCGACGTAGGACTTCATGTCCGTTGGGGAAAGAGCGGTGTTACTTAAGCTGCTTTGGGTGGGAAAACGTCATCCAAACCGACGCTTGCCCCTAAACGGTTAAAAATTCCGACAAACTGACGACATTGATTGATGTCCATGCCGCGACGCCCAGTCTCATAGTGGCTGATAGTCCCTGGAGTGCAGCCAGCCAACTGAGCAAGTTCTGACTGTGTTAGCCCAAGGGCTTCGCGAATATCTCGCAATTTATTCATGTACTCCTCCTTATTTAATCGGAAGTATACATATCGTATTCCAAAACATCAAATGAATATATACGGTTTGTGACTTTAGAGTGTTCTATACAGAATGTATAATTAGGCTATGAAAATGACATGGTATGACTTAGCCAAAGAGCGCATGAAGGCTCTAGGCGTTACACAGGAAGATATCGCTGTTCACTTAGGAATTACTAAGGGAGCGGTTAGCCATTGGCTCAACGGAAGAAGGCAGCCGACACTCCAAGAAATCTCGGCAATTTTTAATCGTTTAGGCATTAAAGATCCTGTATTCAATACTGATGGAACATTCAGCTTACAGCATGGTGAAAACCCAGACACCTTGCCTCCTGAACCTCAGTATTCATACCCTCTATTCACTAGTGTTCAGGCGGGGTCATTCGGTGCAGTTGGTTGTTACACAGAGCAAGACGCTAAGGACTGGATCGGCACAACCAAAAAGGCTAGCGACATGGCTTTCTGGCTGGTTGTTGAGGGTCACTCAATGACAGCTCCAACTGGCAGTCGCCCCAGCTTCCCCGAGGGGATGCTAATCCTTGTGGATCCTGCTGAGGACGTTGTTTCTGGCGATTACTGTGTTGCTGGGATTGATAACGATGCGGCTGTGACATTCAAGCGGTTTGTCATTGAAGATGGTAAGCCTTGGCTTGAGCCACTCAACCCTAACCCACGTTATCAAAGTCTAGAGTGCGGTACTAATTGCCGCATTATCGGAAAGGTGATCAAAGCCCAGTGGCCAGAAGAGACATTCAGTTAGCCTGGTGCCTGAGTGAGAGGTCGGGAGGATTACTCCCGATTATCCGTCACCTTTGCTTCAGCACAATCAACGCTCATTAAGACTTTATTACCACAAAGAAGCATAAAAGCGACATAGAAGAGAGCTGCTGATTGTTTTAATTTTTCCCAATAGGAACCGTCCATGTCCATATCAACTGTAACCCCATCTGATTTGATAGTCATTGCACTGCCTCCTGATTTGTATAAGGACATAGTATATGGTATTTCAAAGGAGATACATTCCGATGATCTTAAAGTCAAGCATATCGGGATTGCTTATGACTCCAGCACGGCGTTGGGCGGCCTATACGAAGTAATTGTTGAAGTTGTTAAATCTAAAGCCGCATGCGCCGCTATAGCTGCTGTTCTTTGCCAGTGGATACGATCACGAAATGGCAAAAAAGTTAGAATTAGAAGTCGAGGGAAAACGATTGAACTAACCGGCCTTAACTCAAACGAGGTCAGCAAGTTTATTGAAGAGCACTCAGGCGAACGATCAGCAATTGAAGAAATTAAATAAAACCTAACCCCGCCGCCGAGCGGGGTTTTTATTTCCCTCATTCCTTCATTGCCTCCGCTGCCATTATGTAAGTCACCCTTCTCTTCTCGTCATACTCAATCTGTGCAAAAGATTCCAACATCGAAATGATGTACTCCTTCGTCACCTCTTGCTTGTAAGACACCAAATTTAACGTTGCCTTTCCCACCGCATCGCATAGGTCGCTGTAGCCGATCGCATTCTTTTCCATACCCCCTCCTGTTTTGCTCACTTTAGCACCATAAAAATATCCACGACACTCATATTAAAAATAAATACACATATAAATCATGACAATACGTATACATTACAAATTTTGTATACATAACGTATTGCATCATATGAATACGATACGTATACTTCATTCATCAACACAGCAGGACGCACTAACCGACAGGAAGTTGGAAGCTCTTTAAACAACGGTGATGGATTCACCTACGTGGCTGAAAAGCCAGATATACCAAAATTAATTTTGGGATGCGATGAATTGCAGGCCTCCGAGCTAACCAGAAGATAAGCATCTGGCAACGCATCACCAAAGTTAACTCAGGAGGTATTTATGTCTCGCAGAACAGAGTTCAATGGTTCTTCAGCAGCTCGTCGTCGTGCACGTAGAGCTGAGTTACAAAGCCAAGAAGCTTTGAGTTCAGAGGTTATGCATCGCCCTACCCCATCACGCGTTGTATTGCAGTGTAAGCGTAAGCCTTGCATGAAATCTGAAGTGGTTACGATCACTAGCATGGTGAGCAAGTACGAAGGTTCTGTTTGCCTGCCAGATGTAGCTCTATACGCAGCAGGACACCGTAATACACGTAAAGAAGCGGTTCACATTACTAAGTAGATTCGCGGGAAGAGCATTCCCTTAATTTGATAACAGAGAGAAACGAAAATGACTATGAAATATTCAATAGCAAAATGCATAAAAGCGGATGGAAAATCTCCGTTTGAAGTTGGATCAAGCTACAGCATTTTTCATGGTTCTGACGACGATTATGCTGAAGAGTGCGGTAAATCATACGGGCTTACTGCGCAGCTTGAACATTTTAGTGATGATTGCAAATTGGCATTTTCAATTCAGTGATATCACCCTGCGTCTACTGTGTATGGGCGCAGGAATGATATTTCTACATAAAGGTCGCTTAGGCGACCTTTTTTATTGGGTGAACAAGGGGTGTGAGATGAATACCGCAGATTTACGCAAGATTCTTGATGAACACAAAATTTGGATTGAGTCGTTTAGAGAAAACGGATTACGTGCCTACCTGTGCGGTGCCGACCTGCGCGGTGCCAACCTGCGCGATGCCAACCTGCGCGGTGCCAACCTGCGCGATGCCAACCTGCGCGGTGCCAACCTGCGCGGTGCCAACCTGCGCGATGCCAACCTGTGCGGTGCCAACCTGCGCGATGCCAACCTGTGCGGTGCCGACCTGTGCGGTGCCGACCTGCGCGGTGCCAACCTGCGCGATGCCAACCTGCGCGGTGCCAACCTGCGCGATGCCAACCTGTGCGGTGCCGACCTGCGCGGTGCCGACCTGCGCGGTGCCAACCTGCGCGATGCCAACCTGTGCGGTGCCGACCTGCGCGATGCCAACCTGCGCGATGCCGACCTGCGCGGTGCCGACCTGCGCGGTGCCAACCTGCGCGATGCCAACCTGCGCGGTGCCAACCTGCGCGATGCCAACCTGTGCGGTGCCGACCTGCCAGATCACACGTTCGTAATCATGGGGAATAAATATCCAATCACTATAACCAATGGTGAATATGTCCGAGCAGGATGCCAAAACCATACAGTTGAAGAGTGGCGCAAGTACAGCAAGCAGGAAATTGCTGATATGGATGGACGTTCAGCACTGCGCTTCTACCCTAAGTTATTAGACATCATTGATTTTTATCTTGGTAAGGGTGAGCGTCCAGATTGGATTAAAGAGCCAAGTGAAGAAACCGAGGCCGCCTAGCGGTCTTTTTTATACCCAGAATGGAGATAGATATGAAGCGCTACCACGTTATCTGGTCACATAAAGGAGCTGAAGTTGGACGCCGCACTTGCTACGACTGGAATGGTGCACGGCAGTTTGCAGAGCAAAAACGCAAAGAAGGTTACATCGTAGAAATTGAATAGAAGTCGAGTAATGCACATCGCAGGTATTCACTGAGTATCTGCTGTGAGCAATTCTCTGAGCGTTACCTGCCCGCTCAATACGATGATAGGCAGATAGATAACGGGGTGAGCTATGTAGCCTGTAACGCTGGCGAGCGAATACGTATCCGCACGGAGTTTGATTTGCCCCTCTCGTTAGGGGCTTTTTTATGGCTGGAGGAAAGCATGTCATTAACAGAGTTAACTCTTAAGAAAGATGAAATTGAAAATGAAATCCGAGCAAAGCGGGAACAGCATGAAGCGGATATGAAACGCCTTGATGGTGAAAGACGAAGCGTCTTGGAAAAACTTAATTTTGTTAAATCAGGGCTCGACCCAGACAAAATTAAACATGGATTATCAATCATCAAGTTTGGTGATGTGAAAGGAATCAGAGAGCGAGCTGAATGTGTATCAGATGCCATTTCAGACTTAGCAGCAGGATGCCAAAAGCTAAAGCAGCAATATTTTGGCACTAAAGACTATGCACACTGGCGCGATCAGCGAGAGAACCACTTGTATGGCTATGGCCCAAAACACGGCTCTATAGTTTTTGAAGTTGGGCTTACTCGAGTTGCTTTAGAAAAAGCCGGTTCAGTCGGGCTAGAGGAAGATGACATTGAATCTGCGATTTATTGCCTGTTAAACATTGATGAGATTAACAAACAGAAATCTAACGCTAAGGCCGCTTAAATGCGGTTTTTTGTACCAAATTTCAGGCAAAAAAATCCCGACTTGAACGGGGGTGGCATGTTCAAGTCGGGAAAGCTCATATGTCCGTATATGACAAGTCTTCTAGGATAGGCGGCAATCATACCAACTAATCCCCCCATCAATTTTGTGCTTATGCCAGATGTTCAGAAAGCGTTGATATACCCCATCTAAACAAACTAATTCATCGCAAAGCGTAGGCGTTTTGCAATGAAACCAATAAAGGAGATCGCCAGTGAGCGAGGAAAAGAACGAAATTGCATTAGTCACTCTGCCGAGCGTGCCGGCTGAACTCGAAGCCGCTTTTATCAATGACGAATTCATTGAAGGGTTAATTAAAGACATCCGTGAAAAAGCATCGTCTGTAGTTGGTGACCTGAATACAGTTAAGGGACGCCGTTCATACATCAGCATGGCGGCGAATGTCCGTAGCACTAAGACAGCTATTGATGAGGCTGGTAAGAAGTTAGTTGCAGAGATGAAGAAGCGCCCTGCTCTGGTCGATGCCAGCCGTAAAAAAGTTAGGGATTCACTGGACGAACTGGCGGTTGAAATTCGCAAGCCAGTGACTGATTGGGAGGCTGAGCAGAAAGAAAAAGAGTTCAACGCTATGTGGGATGAGGCATTAGAGCTGGATGCCAAAATTACAGCGGAACGCGCCGCGGCTTTGGCGGCGAAGATTGAATCCGATCATGAAATGGCTTTACTCATGAACGAGAAGATTGACCGCGAACGCGAAGAAGAACGGCAGAAATCCGAGCAAGCCAAGCGCGAGCATGAAGAACGTATTAAGCGTGAGGCAGAAGAGAAAGCGCGGCGCGAAGCAGACGAAGCGGCAAAACGTGAAATCGAAGCGGCGGCAGCCAGAGAACGCGAAGCAACATTAGCTAAGGAACGCGCCGAACGTGAAGCCAAAGAGCTGGCAGAGAAAGCAGAGCGTGACCGCATTGAAGCGGAGCGGCGAGCCGAACGCGAGAAGAAAGAAGCCGCTGAAAAGGCCGAGCGTGACAAACAGCAAGCCATTGCTGAAGAGCAACGAAAGGCTCACGAAGAAGCCGAGAGAATTAAGCGTGAAAACGAGCAGAAGGAACAAGCTCGATTAGCCGAAGAAAAGCGCATCAAGGATGAAGAAGCTCGCCGCGCCTCAGATGAAAATCATCGCAAAGTTATTGGTACTGCCGTTGTTAATGGCTTGATAGCTCACGCCGGATTATCTCGTGAAGATGCTATCGCTGCATTCGTCGCACTGAAAGAAAATTTAATCCCTCACGTAAACATCAACTACTAATCAAATTCAAAGCAATTACAGGAGCTACCCATGATGAATTATGCCATCGCGGGCGGCGCTCTCATGGGCGCTTCTCAGATTACCGAATCACAACTAGACCGTATCGTTCGTATCGTCACGCAATTCTTCTCACCACTCTGGAGCAAATAACTATGACTGATTTCATGAGAGAACCACGCCGGATCCAAGCGGTGAGAGCTTGTCGATTTCTGCGCTGGGTTAAACGACTTCCCGTAGTTAAGCACTTATTCATCAAAGGCGATCCGTTATGAATGCATCAGTGATTATCGAACTAAACAAAATCATCAGCGGCTTTAGCGAACAGACCAGTGAATTAGTTCTCCAGCAGGCCGAGGCGTGGGAAAAAGAAACAAAGCAGTATCACATCATCAAAGCATTAAGTCATCTGTCAGGACTCTCCCACGAAGCATTAGAGCTAGCTCTTGAACACGGCGACAATCCAGAAATATTAGCCACCGCCCTATTCTCTATTCTCCAATCAGCAAGCCAGTACCAAACAGCCATCGAGCTTAAACACATGCAGGAGGCAGCATGAGTAACACCATGATGTTGGCACCACAAACTTTTGATCAAGCCATACAATTCGCAAACGCCATCGCAGCAAGCCAGTTTGCCCCGACCTCATACAGAGGAAAGCCAAACGACGTATTGATCGCTATGCAAATGGGGGCCGAGCTGGGTTTTCAGCCTATGCAGTCAGTTCAGGGGATCGCTGTTATTAATGGTCGCCCATCCGTTTGGGGTGATGCGCTACGAGCATTAATTCTTTCTGCGCCTGACCTTGCTGAATTCGAAGAATCGTATGATGAAACGACACAAACTGCACACTGCAAGATTAGTCGTCGTCTGCAAACAGGGAGCATTGCATCATTCAACAGTTCGTTCAGCGTTACTGATGCGCAGACAGCTGGATTATGGGGCAAGAATGGGCCATGGAAGCAATATCCAAAGCGTATGCAGCAATGGCGAGCGCTGGGGTTTTGTGCGCGAGATTCCTATGCTGATCGTCTAAAAGGAATCCAGTTGGCAGAAGAGGTTCAGGATTACGAGCCAATTGAAAAAGTCGTACATACCCCTTCGCAGGATCAAGATTCGGCGATTGAAAATAAAATTACCGAAGAGCAAAGCAACAGAATAAACGAGATATTAATTTCTGTAGATTCCACTTTTGACGACCTCAAGAAAGCATGTAAGTCGATGACTGGGCGAGATATAGATAATCAGTCAGAACTCACGTCAACCGAGGCTGCAAAGCTTATCTCCAGCCTTGAACGCAAACTAGCGAGCAAAACTGGTGGTGAGAAAGATGCTGCATAATGACATAGCTTCGAAGATTCTCGGGTTCGACGTTTCGACAATATCACAGGGAAGTGACGAGTGGAAAAAGTGCAGATTAGCCTGCATTACGGCCTCTAGAGTTGGTGACATTCTTACAGAACCAAAGGCTAAGAAAGATAAAGATGCAGGTCTACTGTCAGGGATGGCAGAAACCTACATGAACGAGCTGATAGCGGAGGTTTGCACTGGGGCTATTCCAGATGAAATACCTGCTCGACCGCTTCTTTGGGGAAAAAAGCATGAAGAAGCCGCGCGTCTACTTTTTGAGTTCGAGAATGACGTTACCACTACTCTCCCACCAATCTTCTATAAAGATGAAAGCATGCGCTGCGCGTGCTCTCCAGACGGCATGTGCAGCGATGGTCGAGGGCTAGAATTAAAGTCACCTTACACATCAGCGCAGTATGTAAAGTTCCGCCTTGGAGGTCTGGAGGCGGTTAAAAAAGAGTATATGGCCCAAGTGCAGTATTCGATGTGGGTTTCAGGTTGTGATGAGTGGTGGTTTAGCAATTACGACCCACGAATGCGTAGAGAAAATATGCACTCAGTGATTATCAAAAAAGATAACCAGTACCAAGATTTATTCGAATTGAAGATTCCAAACTTCATCGAAAAGATGGATGAGTCATTGGACAGGATTGGATTCAAATTTGGTGACCAATGGAAGGTGTAAATGCGCCGATTAGCATTCTACCGGCGGCCTCATAACTCCACAGGGTTCAAGGAAAGCGTAGTTAGGATGCTCGGGAAAAGGCCAACGACAGGATCAGAGTTAGCTGAGCATTTCGGAATGAGGTTGCCAGAATTCAATAAAAAGATTTACCAAGTCCTCATAGACACCAAAGTTGTGAAAGTCGTAGCCACGGAATGGGCTGAGAAAGAAGGAATCAGGGACCGAATCTATTCGATAGAGCGAAAAGCAAAACGACTCATCCCGCCCCGACCAAAGAAAACAATCCCCATCAGTCTCAAGTCATTAGATTCAATAACAAACGGAATGAAGCAAAAGCATATCGATGCCGCCAAGCGCCGAGCAAAGCTTATTGCATCTGGTGAATACAGAGACTGGATGGGTTAGGAGATATTCATGAAAAATCGTAAAGCAAAAATTCTTCTACTCTACGTCCATAAAAATTGCTACCCGCGGCAATGGTTGAACGTTAGCAATCGCCGGATGGTTCTCTTTTCGCGTGGCGGAGTGACTAAGGAAGGCTATCAATTCAAAAATAGCGCGGCGCAAAACCGCTGGATAAATCATGTGAGGTATCTGTGATGAACAACCTACCAATCCAGAAATACGAATCAGTAGTTCAGCAGCGTGATGCGCTGGAGAAGAAGCTGGCTGATGTGGTGGCTGAGAATACCAAAATTCGTAATGCCATTGAGTTCGCCACGGCACCAGATATGTGGATTGAGCAGCACGATGGCATGCTCGAATATCGCTATGTTGACTGGTATGTCGATGTGCTAAACGAAGCAAAAGAAACCCCAGTCACCGACGCTTATCTGGCTGAAGTTCAGGCGCAGGGCGTGGATAAGTTAGCGATATTTGCTGGAAAGGAATATCAGCGCTTTGTTGGCGATAAGCCAACGCAACGGAAGTGGAAAGGCATCGTCATGCTTTGCACTGATTTCGCAGCCACGCTTCGCAAGGTGATTAATGATGCACAGTAACAGCAAAGAGAAAAAGCTAATCATAAATTGGCTTGAATGCGATTTATGCGGCACAAGCAATATTGAAGTCACAACCACTTACGGCAACCCAGAATTGCTATATGCAGAAGATAAATGCCAGTGCTTGGATTGCGGCGCGGACGGTGTAATTGAATGTGATGACGGTATTGCGTGGGCGAACTGGCATGAGGAGCAGTGCAATGACTAAGTTAACAACTGAGCGTCTAGAAAAAAGAATCAAAAACTGTATCGAAGTCGGGAACAGCTGCGTGATGTTGCCTGTCAGCGTTGCAGAGGCGTTATTGGCGTTCAGGAAAGCAGCTGAGAAGCTTGTTCGTTGTAAAGGCCGCTATCACTCCGAACAGAATTATCGCGCCTTAGCTGCATTGTTTGGCGTGACTGTTCCTGACTTGCCTCCATTGCCTGCCGATGAAGCACCCGCACAACCTGTAAGCGAGCCTTACAAGTTGCCTGATGGTTGGGTAATGGTTCCGCAGCAAATATTTCTCGATGCATCAGACATTGAATCAATCTGTTCTCAATGCGGCGATGGGCATAAGAGTGGGTATGGGGATTTCACCGATGGTTTGCTTTGGGTTGGTGATATTCAGTGTGATAACGGAACTATTATGCATGGGCTGCATATCTCATCTTCTGACTATCAAGAAGAAGGTGGGCTTACTCTCGCTGAGTTCAAAGCCCCAGTACAGGAGCCGAAATAGATGGTGATAGCCGGTTATATCCTTCTAGTCAGCGCCTGCGGATTAGATGCTTGCGATGCCCTCCCCGTTACACCTGAAGTTATGCCAAAAGAAACCTGCGAACAATGGATAACGCTGATTCATGAGAAGCGGCCTAACCACGTTCTGATGTGCTTACCAGTTAACCAAGATTAATAGCCGCCTAACCAGCGGCTTTTTTATTGCCGGAGGATGCATGCGACACATCATCAAGGGTAATCCAGAGCGTACAGAAAGAGCGGCAATGAAAGCTGCTCTCGATATCCATCAAGCCAAATACGGCGACTATGGGCCAACCAAGAAAGGCGTCACATACACAATCAAAGTTAGCGAAGAGAAATTCTTCATCGAGATTATCAACCGAGAGAAATCATATGTGGCTACATCGATGATGCGGCCTAGGGATTTATCCAAAGTGTGGGGGAATGCAGCGTGAGTGAAATTAAACATCCAGCGATCAGATATCACGGCGGTAAGTTCCGCATGGCTCCGTACATCATCAATCATTTTCCTGATCACCGCTGCTACGTTGAACCATTCGGCGGAGCTGCATCTGTACTACTTCGCAAGCCTCGCAGCTATGCAGAGGTATATAACGACTTAGACAGTGATGTTGTTAACCTGTTTGCAGTCCTCCGCAACGCCGCTCAACGTGAAAGGCTGATTGAAGCTCTTATCTTAACCCCATATTCCAGATGTGAATTTCTTGGGGCCTATGAAGAAACTGACGATGCGGTTGAGAAAGCTAGACGACTAGTGATCAGAGCAACAATGGGATTTGGTTCGGCTGGCGCAACGAAAGGGACAACCGGTTTCCGTTTGGATACCAAAAGAGATTCGGCAACAGCTCAGCACCTGTGGGCGAGAATGCCAAACAACTTAGCAGCTGTCGGTCAGCGCTTTGAGGGAGTTCTTGTTGAGAACCGCGACGCAATTCAAGTCATGAAAGACCACGATGCGCCAGATACTCTTCACTTTGTAGACCCTCCATACGTTCATGAGACACGCGTCATTAGCAGCAAATACTACCGCCATGAAATGGATAATGACCAGCACTTGGCGCTATTGGATAGTGTGCTGAAGCTGGAGGGAAAGGTTGTTATCTGTGGATATGAAACAGAAATGTATAACGACATTTTAACCGGTTGGCAGAAAGAAACGCGGCAGAGTTCTGCTGCTGGCCAGCGTGGCTCCGTTAAACGAACTGAGTGCTTATGGTTGAGCCCAAACTGCCAGCAAGGAGTGAAAGCAGCATGACATGACAGCAGAACAAGACAACGCGATCCGCAATGTGGCGCGACGCTGCAACGAAGCAATGAAATCTGCAATAAAGTCCGCGCCAAAAAAAACCAACATCGACACAATCACACGCCCCATCCTTCTCAGCCACTACGAAAGAATTGAACCTCTGGGAATTTCATTCCTTAGGTTCCTTTGGGTTATTGGCGTTTTGAATGGGCAGTTTGAGGATAAATGATGGATAACAACGTAATTCAGTTAGTACCAGCTAAATGGGTATCAGAAAGCGTTCTAATGGGGATAACAGGCCTCAAAAAGAACACCATAAAGAAAGCTCGTGAAGATTGCTGGATGGAGGGACGAGAATACAAGCACATCTCTCCAGACGGACAACCACGAGATAACAGCACCTGTTTTTATGATTGGAAAATGGTTGAGCGCTGGATGGACGGACAGCCAGCAGCGATCCCTCGTCGGAAATCTGCTTAAATAGCTTCCCCACTAACTTATGAGGATGTGTGAATGGCTAAATACCCAACGGGTGTAGAGAACCATGGTGGCAATTTGCGGCTATGGTTCATCTATAAGGGTGAAAGAGTCAGGGAGTCATTAGGTGTCCCTGACACACCTAAGAACAGGAAGATAGCTGGAGAGCTTAGAACTTCGATTTGTTTTGCAATAAAAATGGGGACTTTTGATTATGCAGAACAGTTCCCAAGCTCGCCTAACCTAACAAGGTTCGTGACAACGAAGCGAGAGATTACGATCGGAGATTTGGCTGATAAATGGCTTTCAATCAAGGAGACAGAGATTGCTGGAAGCACTCTGGATAGATACCGCTCTAAAATAAAAAACTCACTTCCATTCATAGGTTCTAACCGCTTGGTTTCATCAATTACTCAAGAAGATATTCTTAACCTTAGAAAGGAGTTGCTTACCGGTTTTCAAACCCCCGGTTACATGCACAAAGTGATCAGGAAAGGCCGATCTGTTCCAACGGTCAATTCCTATATATCCGGACTAACATCATTGTTCCGTTTTGCTCTGGCCAATAATTATATTACCTCAGATCCAACCGCAAATATTACTCCTCTGAGGAAAGGAAAACCCGAACCAGACCCTCTAACCAGAGAGGAATTTGTAAGGATGATAGATGCCTTTAGAGAACGCCAGATTAGAAATATATGGTCACTAGCAGTCTATACAGGAATGAGGCATGGGGAGATATGCGCACTGGCGTGGGAAGATATTGACCTAAAAGCAGGGACACTATCCGTCCGTCGAAATCTTGCAAAGGTTGGAGAGTTTACCCTTCCAAAAACTGCCGCAGGAGAAAGAACCATTAATCTGATAAGACCGGCGATAGAAATTCTGCGCGACCAGTCAGAGCTAACTAGACTGAGCAAGCAGCACGATATCCCAGTAACTCAGAGAGAGTATGGCAGGAAGACAACTCACAAATGCACATTTGTATTCATACCGTCAGTTTCCGCCACAAATAGCAGATCAGGAGACCATTATTCCGTTGGTTCGATCAGCCAAAGTTGGGATACTGCGTTAAAGCGCGCCGGACTGAAACATAGGAAAGCGTATCAGTCGCGCCATACGTATGCATGTTGGTCTTTGTCTGCTGGAGCTAACCCAAACTTCATTGCATCACAAATGGGCCACACTAACGCCCAAATGGTTTATCAGGTTTATGGAGCTTGGATGGAGGAAACAAATAGCGAGCAAGTAGCCATGCTGAACCAGAAATTATCTGACTTTGCCCCACCCATGCCCCATAGCAAAGTTAGCAATAGTTAA